AAGTCACCATCTATCTCCTGAGCAGTTCTCTTGGGACCAAGAGCAGCAGACATCTCTTCATACCATTTCTCATCCCTATCAGGGTGCATCTGCCAATATAATCGTATGGGGTTAAACGGATTACCCCCAGATATAGCATCTACCCAAGTACTATGGAAGAAGTTCCCTACACCATAAGGTGTGTTATGAGACACGTAGTCTTCGTTGATTAGGTAAGATTCATCGTTTTCAACGCAAATGTCATAAATGGTATCGTAATACTTTCTAACTACTTTCAGCTTAGAAAGATAGATACTTGTACCACGTTTACCAGATACAATGCGTTGAATATAAGGTTTGTTCAGCTTAACTCCGAACTTATATTCAACCTCCTTAGATATCTTATCTAACACTCCATAATAGTAACCAAGCTCTTGATAACGATACCTTATGTAAGCTACTACTCTTAAGTCGTAGTTGAATCCACCTTTCAGCTTAGACCCAAGCTTCATGCCATAAGAGTATTTTGCAGCTTTTTGACTGTTCTCAGCTACTGTAACTATCTGGAGATTGGTTACATAGTTGTCTGAAGGATTGTTGTTAATGTGGTCAACTACATATCCTTCTGGAATTTCTCCTAAGAATACTTTAGCCACCAGATTGTGGACACATATCTTTTTCTTTTGACCCTTATTCCACAACCTTATATTTAGGTATCTCTCCCTATTATTACAAGGTCTTGGTAACTTCTCTACCCTCGTCCCATTCTTTACAATGAAGATTCTTCCCCAGTTAGAGACTTCATAGTTTGGATAACCAGGTATGGGTTTGCATATCTCTTTCTTGGGTTTTACGGTTACTGGATTCTGCTCCAGACCACTTATACCAGTATGATAGAAGATAGCAGGTATATCTCGTTTAATTATTTCTGAAACTGGTAACCAACCTTCTAGAGTATACAACTTATGTTTTGGAGTACATTTAATAACCCTACCTTGTTCATTGTGAACTTCCCAGGTTTTCAGTATACCCTTGTTTACAGAACCAAGTACTCTCTGCCACTTTCCAGTATGTGATAATACTCTCAGCCCAAGATGTGATATATCCATCTTACCAAAAGTTTTGGGACAAATAGAATCTACTCTGAATGGCCCATCTTTACCTATAATTTGAGTATCACCAGTAATACATGAGTTTACTATAGCAGCACCACCAGTTGATAGAGTAGGGAAGGCTGATGCCCAGATAGTTGAAGCCCATCTTACGATTGCTGCCTCATCAATCACCAACAACGACAAAGATTCAGAACGACCAGCTTGGTCAGAGGTTGGAATAGATTCTATTACAGAACCATTTGCAAACTCTATAGTTGATACAGAACCGAACTCCCCTGCACGACCGTTTATGATAGGCTCTTGCAGATATGAAGGAAGATTCTTGTACATGAACTTAATCTTCTTTAGTACCTTCTTTGCTACGGTGTCCTTGATTGAGATAATGTTTATCTTCTTGTTAGGATGATACATTGCTAACCAAAGACAGTAGAGGGAGATTAGCTCAGTAATACCAGCCTGACGAAACTTTAGGATGATATTGAACCTGTTGAGCATGAATTGGTATAGCACTGCCTTCTGAAAAGGGTAGAGCAAAAACTTTACCATACCCAACACTGGGTTTATCACGTAGCAGAAAGTAGAAAAGAAGAAAGGGTCTTTCATCACCCGAACCAATGTCTTAAGTTGTTCGGGTGTAAGACTTGCATCTTCAACTAATGTCTTCTTTCTTGCCATGTCAGAAATTGTATGAAATTCTTAAGTACGGGTCGAGACCTAAATTATCCCGAAGTTTAGGATAATAGTTGATATTCAACCCGGCTTCATAATTAAATTTACTGGTATTGTATTTCAAGCCTAAATCCAAATCATGGAAGTTATGTACTGGTCGTATGGTATACTGAACTACTGGATTAAATCTTTTTAGGAAGGATGTTTTCTTATGGGTTAATTTACCATCCAGGTAGTTATATTGATAACGAAAGTAATTAACTGAATACTCCTCAGTAATAAGCTTACAATCAGTATTGAATGTAGTGATAGATAGTTTATCCCTATTTGAAAGTATTTGCAATAATTTAGGAGCCAGAGGATAATTGGTCAGGAATAATTCATTGTATTCAATTTTAGTTGAATCCTTTTGAATGATAGTAACTACTCTATCAACATATTCAATTCGTTCGATAGGAACAGAATCTATCTGATAGAGGAATACCATTTTGGGTAATTGAATCTTAGGGAATTCAACCTTTGGTACAAAGGGTTTATTAACCCAAATGGTATCAGGTTGCTCGGTAGAATTTTTAAGGTCATGCCTTAATTCAGAATTTCGGTTCCATAGCCAAAATATGGTTAAGGCCATAATTATAAAGGCTAAGGTTAGGATTACATTTTTCATCTTCTTTTATGTGTTTAGTTTTTCTTTCATATACCCCCCTTAAACACGTGTATAGATAATAATATACTGTTTAAGGTATATTATTATCACGCGCATATACGAGGGGGAGTCATCGTAAAATAGAGGCCTTTTTAAGGCACCTTTTTAACCATAATCCGACCTCATATACAGAGCCCTTGGTTAAGGTATTCCTTCCCTTATTTAACCAATAAGTTGGATTAGCCTTATCAAAATAAATTCGGAAGGTTTTGGGAAAGCCCATAATTACCCGGTATTCTTCAAGGCCCATAATCCTTCCGTGGGGATTGAATTGCCTGGATGAAGGTCTTACGGTTAATGGGTAACTTCTTTTTCTATTGCGATATACTCCCGGTAGAGTCTTCATCTTCTGAGTTCTCATAGGCCACTTGTAGTCATTTTTGAACTCAGTTCTCCATAGCTTTCTTACTTGAGCTACTGTTAGAGTGGTTTTAGATTTATCAGCATAGTGATACATGGCTAACTTTTTATCATCAGCTTCCCGATAATTTAGGTCTCTCCTAACCTCTCTTTTCAATTGACACAGATTCTTGGGTTTGGTAACCTGAAAAGTATGGTCAAATATCTGGGGATTGATTTTTGAGTCTTTTCTCACTCCTATCAACACCAAACGTTTCCTACTTTGTTGGGAATTACCGAATACCGTAACGGAGTGACAGTGAACTATAAGTTTGTAATCGGGTAAATTATGCTCCCATTCCCCGATAGGGATAAAATCTAGAAGTTTAGGGAGGTTCTCAAGCATAAATATTGCTGGTTTGAACTTCTTAATACTGGAAAGATATAAATTGAGGGTGACATCCTCTCGAGGTTTACCAAGGGATTTTTTACGAGAATAAGAAAATACAGAGCTATGTCCACATGATGGAGAACCGAGTATTAGGTCTATTTTGGATGCTTTTACCTCTTCCAAAGACCTTATAAGGGGTATATTTCCAAAATTAAGCTTCCATTGTTCTTCTTTTTTGGAGTGAAATACTGCTCTTGGCTCTACATTGGCTACCAGATATTTCTTAAACTCGAATAATAGAGCTCCTTGAGCTCCACATACACCTAAAACATTCATTGAAAATAGATTTATATAATATATACCTGAAGGTCTTGCGAAAACTATATAATATTGCATTAAAATAATAACAAAACTCATGAAAGTTGGTGATTTACTACTGGTAACAGGTCCTGCCTTCTTTGAAAAGACGGCAATTAAAGAGAGGAAAAAGGGAATTTACACCCTTGATAATGGTATTAAGACTGACCGGACTCTTCGTCCTATCAATTCTAAGTATCAAATCGGGGTTTTTAACGAAGAAAAGTATAAAACTCTGGTAGCACAGAGAACTTTGAACCGTGATTTGGAGAAATTGGCCGCTATCAACAAGAAAGGGATTAAAAATCCTGATATAATCCGGTATGCAGCTGCCAAAATCAGTCGTATTATCGAAAAAATAGAAGGAAAGTGATACGTTTCTTATTACATTGGATTACAGTAAACGTTATTAGTTACTCTGCATATTGTGGAGGTATGACTTGGAAAGCTTTGAAAGGAGTAAACAAGGAATATGAAGGTAATGAATCTTGGTCCAAAGGTAAGAAAGAAACTATTCAAACACTCATAATTTGTATCACCATCATAATAATCATATCATGTCTGATATCTTAATGACTGCTAATCCTGCTCCGGCTTGGTTGGGTTATACCCTTTTAGTGTTCTACACCCTCGGATTTATCTTCTGCCTATTTATCAGAAGTGTAATCGAAGAAACTCCTCTTAAAAAAGCCTCCAACCCAGTTAGATATGGAGTTTTATTCCTTATATGGGCAGTTAGTCCGGCAGTAATAACTGGATTATTTATACTAACCCTCAAAATTATTTTCAAGAATGATACTCGAGTTAAACGACATTGAAATAATTTTAAGGAAAGCCAGTGATGAAGAGAAGCAATCCATTCCGGTTTGGGATGCTTATATAGAGAAAGTAATCATAGACGGGAATATTCCTTCCCTTTTACGGGATAAACTCACTGGTAAGATAAATAATCTTACCAAAGGATTCACCCAAAAGTTCAGCGGTCAATTAAAGGGTAATATTGAAAATGAGATATCATCTTTAGAGGAATATGTATACCGTAAACATGACCTAACCTTTACTAAGCTAAGAGTAGTAAGAGAACATTATTCATTAAGAATAACTACAGCTAAAGGTCAAACATTCGATATTTGGGAACCTTAATAAAAATATCTATATGGCAGTAAAAGTTTATACTCCGGGTCAGTTCTATGCTGCTGGGGGAGTAGTAGAGGAAATGTTTTACCAAGAAGTTGGTAGAACAAAGAAGTACTTAAGGAAGAGAGTTGGTTTTGTACGTTCTTTTAAACAAGTAATCAAGAATCTAAAGGATGAAGCTTGGAGAAAGTTTCATTACATGAAAGCTAACGTTAGAGGGGTAGATTATACCTTGGTATATGACCCCGATAATAAGGAATACCCCTATCTTTTCGTAGAAACCAAGTTCTACTTCAAACAAAAGGCCAAGGTTAAAGAACCAGACCAAAAGTAGTAAATGTAATCACACAAAAGAGGTCAGATAAATACTGACCTCTTTTCCATTTTATATTATTCCAAGCTGTGGTATTGATAAATAAGTATTCCTGTAGATGAGATAGTAACGGTGACTATGGCCCTAGTTTGGTCGTCGTTAACGAAACCTTCTCCAATGGGCTGATTACCGTCTACAGAATAACTATGACTAAAGTAAAACTCTACCTCTGAATTATTAAATCTGAACCCCGTGGATATGGCCCTCTGTTCATATAGACCACCATAATCATGACTATCTACTATCATAATGCCATCTATCTGTTCATTTTTAACTTGATTGTAGATAGTTATCAGTTCAACGGTAGATAGTACATTGGTCGTCCAACCTCCCCCATCATTGGTTGGTAAGGGTAATTTTGCGAATTTCATATCATCTTCGATTATAGGTACATTACCTTGGTGAAATAAAAGTAAACTCATATCGTATGGTTTATGGATTAAAAGTATATCATAGTGATATACTTTTAATGATGTAATGTATACACAACAAAGCCCAGTAGAAACCTATAAACTACTGGACTTAATTTTTAATTTATGTTCCAATAAAAACCATCCAATGGGTAACATGTAACTATTTCCCTGTTACCATTTAGACTTTGACAATCAGAAGCTGACTATAAAGGTAAATAACTCCGGTATACAAATGCCAACAGACGACGGAGTACAGATAATAAACTACATTACCATATATGCCAACGGAGATTTAGATATCAAGTTATTAGATAGGCAATAATCCTAAGAGGGGCTCACTACCAAGGGTCCCTCTTATTGGGTGTATACCTTGATACCGAAACGATGTCTTCAGGTCTATATTCCTTAAATTCATAAATATCATGTTAAAGATTTTATTTCATATCCTTTTCTCCTTTATAGGATTCACACTTACATTGGGAATAATGGGTGGGGTCCTTTGCTCGTTGCAGAAACATTCTAGTAAATTATTACAAATAATAGGTGAGTTATTCATATTCGGAATAATTTGCATTCTGGTAGTCACTCTTACAATAGTTATAATTAAACCCTATGCCTAATCATGGAACAGAAAGAGAAGAATAAGATTATCCTGGAATGGATAACCAAAGCCAAGGAGATTTATGTGAATACCATTCTTAATTGTGGAATGTGCAAGTCATTCAAATTGGCTGTATTAAGGGATTCAGAATTAGAGAAGTCTTTGATTTGTATCTTACAGGATATGGGACATGAGTCAGAGATACTTAATGGTAAACTATTGTATAATCCTGAATGGCCTTTTATACTTATCCCTGAATTTAACTTTGAGTTTTTGGGTGGGGATAAAACTACTAAAGCTTATATGGAAGTTCAAAACCATAAGTTGACCCTTCGAGAAATATTTTGGTGGAGCAAGTGGGATAGTGAAGTAAGGATTAAGGCATTTGATAATCTGATAAGGATATATAAGGCTAAATCATAGGCCTTATAATTGGAGCCTTAAAAATATCCTGGGAAAATTTTATGAAGAGCCTTTAGATGGGTTCTTCATTTTGTGTAGGGAGAGGGGGGATGTGATTATGTGGCATGTGCCTTTCAGGAAGAGCTTAATGCGAGGTTCTCAAAAACATCTAGCAGTAAAACGGGACCACGGTGTCCCTATCGCAAAATTAAATTTTATTAAAAATAGGGGACAAATTTGTCCCCTATTCGATTTTATTTACTTGCTTTCTTTTTCATTCATTGCAAGTAAGAAATTTTTGATTGTGTCCCTTTTTTCTGTATTTGCATTTGCATCGACGATGCAATTTGCATTTATATATACTTGCTTTGCATATTCTTGCCATGCTTTTTTTAGTGCTTTCCTTTTTTCTATATTTTTATTGCTTGCAATAAATTCTGCTATGAACGCATCCAACTTTTTACGCAACTTCATTCGCAGATTCTTTTTTTCTTTGTCGGTTTTGCATTCTGCAAAGATTTCTTTTTTGTAGATGCTTTTTCTTTCGTTGGTCGAAAAAATTTCGTTGCCGATTGCTAAAATTTCATTTGCTTTCATAGTAGTAAAATTTTTAATTGGTTTAACTTTTATTAGTTCTTTTCTGTATTACAAATATACAACAAATATTTTCAATTACAAAATTTTAGACATAAATTTTGATTATATTTTTCTATAATAGAACGGATTAGAATAAATATTGCCTATTAGGGAATTAGGGTGTTATGGTAGGTGGGTTTAATGGTAGGTTGAGTATAAGGTTATTGTTGGTAGGAGGGTTTGTTGGTATAAGGTCTGATTGAAATATGGCCTTAGCTGGTGCCAGTGGGTACCTTAACTCCCTTGCTAAGGCCTTTAATGTTCCTTTTCATTTTCGGCCTTAGTCCTCGGGAATCTAGAATATTTTCATTTCATAAACAAGTAAATCTATATTCCGTAAGTATTAAGTTTCTATGATATGCCCCTGCTTGCAAATGGGAACACTTTATTTTGCAATCATTTCCACTGAAATTGGAAAATGGTTGAAAGCCTTATTGAGTACCATTAGGTACCTTACTCTATAATATAAAAGGCCTATAAGCCAAGCCACTAAAAGCGATATAAGGCCTTAACCCTATACATATCTAAAAGGCCCCCTATAAGGTAGGCCTAAGTTTAGGTTTAACCTGGGTTTTATTCCAGGTAGGATATATTTAGGAGAATAAGCCCGTCGGCGATATTTGATGAGGTTATTCGGATAGAGCCCAGGTCCGAATTAAGTTCGAAGTTGAGTTTTTCGATTATGGGAGTTTCGAAGTCCCGGTCGGATTCCTGGTAGGAGGTATCCAGGATAAGGGAGGTGATTTCGGCACCGTGGGCAGAATCGAGAGTCCAATTGTGAGAGTGATAGAAGGAGAGTTCCTCGGGTTGAGGGAGAAGGTCGGTGAGGGTTTGAGCAATTTGGGAGATTGCAGGGAGTGCAGAGTTGAGCATGGAGAAGGTTGCAAGTTGGTTTTGCAGTTGGTTCTCAATTTGATTTTTAATTTGATTTGCTTTCATAATTGTAAGAATTAAATATTAGTTATTTCTTTTTCTGCATTACAAATATAATCATAATATTTAATATACACAAATTAAATATTAGGGCCTTCAAGTGGGCCTAAGGTTTATGGCCACTATAAGGCACCAGAGGGTACCCAGGTTGAATCCATAAAGGCCTTATAAGCTCATAAATGAAAAAGGCCTGAGTTGGCAGGCCTAACAGAAAAGAGTATGAAAGCAAATAGGTGAGCCAACTCCCTACCATAGCCCTATTTATATTCCGGATAACCTTCCAGGTCCTTATACTCTGTCCGAGCATAGTTATAAAACCCGAGCAGCTGTTCCCTGGTGTTATCCGGGTTCTCAGTATAATCCAAGAGTTCGCATACCCAATTGAATTCATCCCTATATACCTCTATTGCAATAAACCCCGCCAGGTAATCCAACTCGAGACAGTAATCAAGGTCATATCCATTATTTTCCAGGGCCCTGATAATCCAACTGTCAGGATTAACCTTATAAATATAAACCTTAAAAGAGCTTACCGAGTGATTCATAATTTTATCTGTTTAATTATTATACTGCATTACAAATATAGATATAATATATTATATATGCAAATAAATATTCTGGGCCTTATGAAGGCCTTGGGCCCTTAATCCTAAAGGCCACTAAAAGCTAATCATTATATAATATAAAGGCTATATTAAGGTACCTTAACCTACCATAAAAGGCCTTAAAAGGTACCTTAAATGTGCCCTAACTAAGCCTTAACTTGAGAAATCAAATCTCCAATACTCTATTCCTGGCATATCGATTTTAGACACCTGTTCCAAAATCCCCTAAAATACTCGCATATATATATATATATATATAGATTGTATTCTTTAGGGATTGGGATTAAGGCCCTTAAAGGCACCTAAGTGTACCAATGAAGTTATTCATCTATTCTCAGATATAGACCTGTAGAGAGGCTATAAGTCTCTTTATCGAAAAGGCCTTAGCTATTGGCCTTAACCTTGCCTTAAAAGACTTACGATTATATATAATATAGACTTGATTAAGGTAGGGGTTTAGGTACCTTAAGGGCTGCCTTTTGGGCTCTCTTTGGGTCTTAGGGCCCTAAGTCGACTTAGCTACTACGTATAGTAACCAAGATAGCTCCAGAGCTCTTAGGGTACACAGTGAAGGGCCCATTTTTGCCCTACCCTAAAAATTTTTCCCAATCGGATTTTATGGCCTCAGGTCTTTTTCGGAGTCAGAATCCGTATCACCGACTGCTTGTTAACTTTTACCCTATCTGAACACACAAATAAAAGGCCTCTAAGATAAAAGCCAACCTTAAAAGCCTTATATGATTGATGATTATAAGTATATGTATTTATATAAGCCCTTATATATGGATGTATATATTAAGGATTGTATTGATATTTAGGATTTTTTCTTTGTTTGGGGTTGGGTTTGGGTATTAGAATCCTGGTTTCAGGTTTAGATGCCTTAATACTTCCCTTAGTTCGGAATCTGTATATTCCTTAGCCTTTTCAATTGGGATGTTGTTATGGTTGGAGGCTATGATGATGGCCTTTTCTTTTGATACCTTAATTGATTTTCTTTGTTTCATAGGTTATTATTTGGTTGTGGGCATATCTTCTTTTTCTACCCAGATTTTATCTATGGTGGTTCTATGGAACCTGCCTTCGGTATTTAGGATTATGGCCATTTGATAACCTGAACCACAGTGCCAATGTTGGATATATCCCTTGTATACAACATCAGTGTAAAGCCCCGTATTTTCATCCCTTTCTTGACTGGTGTAATGTACTAAAATGTCTTTCATGGCTTTATATTTATTAGATTATGTTATAGGTGAATGGCATCTTCTGCTCAATAATGAGCTATGGTCTCTTGTATATTTTGAGGTTTTTCTTCGGTTGGGATTGGAATGAATCTCTTTCCTTCACAGAAGGTATAACATCCTCCCCCCTCTTCTCGAGGTACCTGGCATTCTGTACATATATGAGTTGTGGATTTCATAATTAGTATTTGATTTGGATGATTATCCAAGCAGTTACCAGTATAATGGTTATCAGAATAACCCATTCCAGTAATGCTTGCAGTAATAACCTAAGATTTTTCATAGCCTGTTATCTTTAAGTTACTAGATTGGGTAGTAGCAGCTGATAGAAATGATACCTCCGTGATTGCGGATTACTGTTATATCCTCATATTGGAAATAATCCAAGGAAGAAACGTATAGGTCGAATACTGATTCCAATTCTGGGTTTGTACCGCCAAATACTTCCGTACCCGGAGCGGGTGTGAATGTGAAAGTATGATGACCTCCATACTGATTGTTTCTGGTCTCAATCTTAGTGAGGAGCATACCATATCTCCGGAGAAATTCCCTGAATGTGCATTGGAAATACATTTCGGGGTCTGTCATGCCTTGTCTTTTGCACCATCCGTGAACTTTCTTCAGGAGGTATAAGTAATTGTCTGGTTGCTGTTTTTTCATGGCCTTATTAAATTTATGGTTTTATCTTTATTTCTTTATACAAATATAGCAAATATTTTGCTATTTTGCAAATAAATATTAACGGCCTTTACCAGCGTTCGTCTTCGATAGTGATGCGAATGTGGACATTTTGTTGAGGATGCTCCTTTAACCATCTCTCAATCTCTCCAGCCCTTTCGAGACTGTCGATATAGTCTGGAGCTAAAGCCTTAACTGTTTCATAAGGTAAGCTCCCATCGGGATTTATCCAGGGTTTAGCCGGTGGCTCTTTTACCTGGTTTTTATTCTCGATTACTGCCATAATAACTACAATCAGAACAATGGCAATAGCTAACCACATGAATATGATTAGAGTACTGCCTTCTGAGTTTTTGTCTTGAGTTTTCATGAGATTTTATTTTTTGGTTGATCATCCTGTGCTGATATAAATTGGATTTTCGACTTGAATTCATCCAGATGATCCTCTTTGATAAGGGTGAGCATCTTCTTTCCTGTCTGGTGATTGACCATCATTGTGGGAAATACTTTAGACATCTTGGGAAGTCCATCTGGACCGGGTTCTAAGTCTTCTATCAGCATTATTTCTGCTTCCGAGTTTAATGTCAGTATATACGGAACCAATTCAAACATTTTCATAACTTTGATTTTATGATATCTCTGATACCTATTAACTTTAGCTTTTGTTCAGGAGTTAAATCAGAGTCTTTCATTGCTTTATTTACTTCGGCATACAGCTCCTGCATCTTTATCCTGTAGAGAGGTCCTTTGATATGCTTGCATACCCAGTTGTATTCTCTACATATTTTGTTGATTGAACTCATGCTCTGATGGTTATTATTAATCCCAGGTTGCAGCTCCCTACCAGTACTTCATCATCCCCAGTGGAGAGAATCTCCTTTATTTGAGTCATTGCTCCTCGGAAACTCATTTTGACTGCTCCCTCCATTTCATTGAACTTGACCAGGAGTGTATGCTTATATGACTGAGGAATCCGGTCCTGGTCATATTTAATCTCTACTTTATAATCGTAGAGTTCCAACCCCAGTCGGGAATCTAACTCTTCTACCATTCCAAGGTAGGTGTCTTGGATTGCTTCCTTGATGCAATCAACCTCTTCCTCATAAATCTTCCCTAACTTGTAGGACTCCTTGAGACCAGTAAGCATAACCTTTTTATAATCTTTCATAATATTAGGGTTTTATCCTTTTCTTATTACAAATATAATGAATTAAATTTATATTTGCAAATAAAAATCATAGGTCCGAGAATGGTATACCATAGTTTTCGAAGGCATCTTTAGCCTCCTGAGGTAAATATCCATGTTGTTTGGATGCAAGGTATACTATACCATTGCAATCGATTAATACCCCGGTGATAGTATGTTCAAAAGGCCATATAGGCTGAACTGCGACCATTACTGGTGCCTGATGGTCCATTTCTGATAAAGTTCCTATCAGGTCTTCGACAGTGTAAGTACTGTTATATCTCATGTGATTAAAGTTTTAGTATATCGTTTGGTCGATAGTTCTTTCTATTATTGTTTCCCGGGTATCTTTTACCCGGTCAATTAAGTATGCCTTAGCAATACTCTCATCGGTTTCGTCTACCCATTTGGCTATATCAACCTTTCGAGTGAGTTCCACTTCCATGTCATGAGCTGCATGGATAGTTTTGTATTGATGGTGATTCTTTAAGTAGAACCAGATAATCAGTTTATATCTTTTCTGTGCCATATTTTTGATGGTTAGAAGGTGAAACCAATGTAAACTTCCTTGTTACCTTTACGGAGTACTTCATGATTGGTATCTGCCCATTTATAGGTACTGTAGGCTTTTGCTTCAGGTATGTATTCTCCTCGGACCCATACCTGAGATTCCTTGGGCTCTTCGATTGAACTAAGGGTAAAGTATTCTCCCCTTTTCAGGTCCTTAATTGTTTTCTTTTCCATACCTTAATTATTTTAGGGTTTATTATTTCTTTTTCTTTATACAAATATAAGAATAATATTATTAATATGCAAATAAAACTTCTCGGCATCGGGGAGTAAGCAAGGATTCTAGAAACTTTATCTCCTATTTAGGTCTAGTTTTATTAGTAAAACAAAAAAGACCTCTAGAAAAGAGGTCTAATGGTTCTTTATTTATTAAGCCTTAGCTGGTATGGGAACCGGTTTGTAATAGATATCCCCCTCTGGTATTAGGGGATGTTTGAACAGCTCGTATTCCAGGGCTGAAGTATCTGGGAACTCTACGTGGATACGTATACCAGAATATATTTTCCACATCGGTCTATTTTCGATATCACCCTCAAATAAGCTTATGATATCTATCTTTACCTTGCTCTCAATTCGTTTTGTACCAAACAGCTTATTAGTAAAGTTGAGTACTACATTCTTGATAGTGGGGTAATACTTCGGATCGTACTCCCGATACATGTTATGGCAGTAAAGTCTGCTTGCCCTTACTAAAAGGTCTATCTTTTGATTAACGTGCATAGTTATAAAAGTTAATGTTACATTACTTTATCGAATACAAAGTAGTTAGTAGCTTCTTTAAGAGAAAAGTGGTAGATTTTCTCGGAAAAGTTTTCTCCCACAATGGTTATTGATCTCACGTTATTCTCTTCATCATCCTCTACATTGATGATCATTCCGATATTGGCCATGAATTTTTGACAAGTTACTCCGAGTAGCATACCCGGACATATATCATCTTGTATATACATCCCAACATAGCCTTCGTCTTCTGATAGGGTATCTACCCATTTACCGTTCTCTATGTATTTGAAGAGATTGCACCAGCCTGTGATAGTATGTATCTTTATCTTACTTGCACAAGCTGATACTGATAGGGTTACTTTACTGTTTGTACATAGCCAACCCTGTCGATTGACTTTTTCATCGGTAAAGACAATGTCTTCCTTATAAGGTGGGTAAGGTAAGCCAAATACCTTAATTTTCTTACCATTATTGATAAGTTGATTGACTCTGGCTACCACTTGATTAGCATTTAGAATTTCTTTCATAGTAGGTGTTTGTGTTATAGATTGAATTGAACTTCTGCTTTGTATCCAGGCTCTAAACTCCCCGCTGTAAAGGGTATACCCAAGTAATGAGGGTATGGGTTATGCCAGATATTGTGGTCGGACAGTTGTTTAGAAGCTTCCCTGATATTATCCTCTCCTGAAATATAGAATCTTATCTCCTCCTCATTAGCTGATACTACTTTGAGAAAACCCTGTACAGTTAATGTAACTGTAACATTCCTAGCTTTAATTATTAAGTCCATAACCTTTATTTTTATCTTTATACAAATATAAGAAATTTAATCTAATTTTGCAAATAAAAATCAAAGGTTATCTTCGAGTTCTGGGTCTATTTCTTCGTAGTCTATTCCCTCTTCGATTTCTCGTCTGATTTGGTGATGGTCTTCTTCAAAAGCTTTTAAGGCACCATGGTAGTCTCCTGTTACGCTATCCAATTCGGCCTTTTTGAGAGTTAAGCCCTCTTTATCTCCTCTATTGCCCTCTTGTTTTGTTGCAACAACAACTGGTAATTCTTTGAAGTCATACTGATTTTCTACATATTCTAACTCTTTTATACCACCCTTGTCAGCAAGCTCTTTTTGAATCATAGACATGGCTATATCACGGGTTAATACTGGTTCAGACTCACCCGTATTGTTGAATTGATTGTTCTGTTGGTTGAAGATATTTACAGTACCGCCACCAGACACTGCCCGTACCAAACTCTGAAGAGAAGTTGTAGATTGTTGCTTCAATCCTATGGCTTTATTGACTTCTGCAGTTATAAATGGAGCATATCTTCCACCTTGAGAATCCCGAAGTATTTGAACCTGTTGACTTATTTCCATACGGTCTTCAAGTGCCCAGCCTATACAAGCCCCCATCAGAGAATCAGCAATTTCATCCATCTTATTACGATCAAATAAGCCGTTATCTAGAAACGTTTGTTTCATCTGCATCTGGATAATTGACGGTTCACATTTTAGAAAATCTGAGAGCTCATTTACTGAATAAACCCTTGCCCACAATCTCCCATTGTTTACTATCCAGGTATGAATAATGAACTTGGTCAGATTCTTAAGAGCTTCATTATCTCCAGCATTAGCTTGTAATGCTAACTGGGTTATCCCTAACCCCCTTGGGAATCGTGGAACTATCTTTGATTCTTTCATAATGGTTGATTTTGGTATCTAATAGTTAATCCCCATGAAAATAAATAAAAAGGCCCTATTATGGCAAGGGCCTTTTTGAATTAACTCTTTGATAGTCAGGTTGCTGGATCACTGGAATAGGCTTACCTTCAATTTCGATGAGCTTATTGACAGCTTGAATTCAGTGATATGTTTTTCGAACTTAAGCTGGTTACTCAGTGATAAAAGTCCTAAAAACAGCTGATCTACATGTTTGGGATAGATTAACTCTATAGTAACCGAATTAGGTTTATATTCAAACCCCAAATTTACCTCTTCTTCGCCCTTCTCCTTGTAGGTAGACAGGATATTTTCTTCTACCATAGTAGCCAAGGTTAAAAATGTCCTCATCAAATCTTAGTAACTTTAGAGTCTTGTATTATTAGGATTTACTTCTTTCCCTTTGCTTTAGTAGCCTTTACCTTGCCCTCCTTGGCCAAATTTTGGGCAACTCCGTAGGCAACTACGGCCTCCAATATTGGCCTCATTCTCTTTTCTTTCTCCTTGGCTTCTTTTTGCCTCTCTTCTTCCTCTGCCATAAGTTTAGCTTCTCTTTCCTGGGCCTTTTTACGCCTCTCTTCTATTTCCTCATGAATATTAGGGAATAAATTTGCCCTGAGAGGTATTACATGAATGGCAAAGAATGCTGAGAATAATCCATCGGATAAAGGCTCACCTATCTTTTTCTTGGAAATTTGCCAAAACTTATCCTGCTGCTCCTTGATGGCATGCAGGAACTTTTCGTAGGTGAATTGCACCTGCATTTTTTTGCATGCCGTAATCATGGCCTCAATTCGGTCCTTAAATTCCTGGCCGAATGCCTCCATAAATTTTTCCCGATTAAAGTTGTAATTGGGTTTATCCAATTTGAACTGTTTTACATACTCTGCAGTTTTCATAGTGTCTCGTTGTTTATAAGTTATTGATTTATTAAGTGTTTTAATGCTGATTCTCTAGTTACTACTTGGAAAAGGTAGCCTATATACCTATCTTCCCAATATGATAACCAAACTGGGTTAGGGAACCTAAACTTATTCCTTTCATCTATCGGAATATTTCTGGGCATTCCCGAAATATATAATAAGTGAGGCCCATTAGTATTCTCGATAAATACCGGATGTAACATATTTTCGTCTACCTTAAAATACCCCTTTATGGCATAATCTGGGATATACTGATTTGACCTTATTCCGCAATCGAATGCCAAATCCTCTACTTGATACAATTCGGGATTAATAGGGTATTCTTCTTGGGATTGTACCCCTTCCTGAGATTGAAGGTAGTAGGTTATTTTGGATTTATCAAGCGTTACGCTTTTTACTCTTTCGGGAAACATGGTGCTTATCTTTTAATGGTACATAGTCTTCGATGTCATCCAATCGGTCAGTCACTAAAGCATATACGAATAGCTTAGCAGGACGGAAGAAGAATCTTCTTATATTCCTCTCCGAAATGTAATGGTCGTATATCTTAAAGAATTTTTTCTGATGCCTATGTTTAAGGTTCCGTTGCGTTAGGTATGACCTAAGGACTTCTTTGTGCAACTCTAACAATTCTTTATCTACTTTCTGAATTGCTTTCTCTGGTAAGCCAACAACCATAATCTTTCATATCGTTAAATGTGATTATACTAAGGGGACAGAGCCTTAGCCCTGTACCCCTCTCCTACTATGAAAGATTAGATTGCAACTGATTCTTTGACGAATTGGTTCTTGTATTCCAGGTATTCTTTCTTGGCCTTCTTGAACTCTTTCGAATCCTGATTCTCGATTCGGAGCATGGCCAGCTCCAGCTGATGAATCTTGTTTCGGACCTGCTGTCGGAACTTCTTCCTGGAAAGAGTGTCCTCGCAGTCGGCGGGGTAGATGTACTTGACCTCCCTTTTTGTTACCACCTCCTCTACGAGGTTAGCTTCTACCTTCTTCTGGGCTTTTGCGACGAGTTTGTCCTTCTTGGATTTCTTCTTTTTCTTTTCTTCGGCTACCTGTGCCGTTGTTTCTTCTTCGCCCTTCTTCAGAGCTTTCTTGGATTTCTCCACCTTTTCGGCCTTCTCCTCGATTAGAGTGTTGATGCCTTCGACCAGATTAGTCTTTTCCAGTTTCTGAGCCTTGTTGTTCTTGTTCTTTTTCATGGCTTACAATGTTAAAAGTTTGACATTAAATTAAAAAGTTCTTTTTATTTCTTATTTCCTAATGCAAATATAGAAGAACTTTTCTATATATGCAAATATTTTTATCATTTTCTTTGAGGTTGTGTTCTTGGCTTCTAGTGTGTTAACCTCTTGTGGCTTTTCCCTTTTATTGTTTATGCAAATATAGATATAAATATTAATCCCTGCAAATTATTTTCTAAATTCTTTAGAGGTTCGTTTACGGTATTGGCTAAAGTAATGTATGGATATATCTGGTGCCCACTTGTACCCACTACTTTCTTCAATGGCTTTTTCCACTACAGCATCAGGGTCCATAAGCCTATCTTTGATTTCCTCTATAGTTGATACTCTTACAGGCTTCATTTCTCGGATAATTTTTTGAGTATCTTTTTGAACGAGGTCATGTAATGGCAATCCTTAATAGAACATTTGCCATCTGGTGTAAGATTCTCGTTGGCCCCGCATTTAGTCATACCAGTGGCTTTATATGGACAACATTTGCGATGTGCTACACATGCAGCCTTAAACTCTACAGTGCTCATACTCTAAAAATTATTCAAAGTACTCCCTTACTTTGGTTAAACGGCATTTGAATTTGAACGGCATTACATAGTCTCCCCACCACCCCGATAGAGGTAAAATACACCCGATAATGGCATAGTAGTAGAAAGTTTTTGCAACAAATTGCTGTTTCTCATCGTCCCAAAAAGTATCTACTCTAGCATCTTCATCTGTTGCAGGGTCTACATATACCCAGTGATATGACAACCTGATAAATAACCATTGTAGTATCAGGATGTTTATCCATCCAAGGATAGTCATACCCAATACTTTCTTCCATACCCAGCTGTTTGTTTGCTTTACTTTTTTTCCCATAATCCGTATGTTGGTTGAATGTTTTTGAGTCGATGATATATGTCCAGAGTTTTCCATATTGACTCTGCTTGTTTTATTACTACATCCTTTGCCTCCCGATGAGTACTAAAGGTATTCCATAATTCCGGAGTGTAGTTGAGACATTCCATACATTCGGGTTCTCCCTGCACATGTTTTACCCTTATGTAGAAATAAACCTCTCGGTCTATTATGTGACCAATACGTTCCCCCTCGAATAGAATCTGAGCTTTTGGTTTGAAGTCGAATACATTTTTACTTCTGGTACCGTGAACGTATTTGTTTACTTTGAATCTTACTATCCCTGCCATATCAATCCATGTTTCTTTCAAAGTATTCGTAGAAGTCCGCATCCTCAGTTAACTGGTCCAGTAATTCCTCTACATCCATATCCAAGTATACTGATGCCCCTGATACTTGTAAAGTTATCCCAGAACCATAACTGCCAGAAGACCCATGAAGTTTTAACTCCTTGGGCCTTTCTCCGGTATATTCATCTCGATAATGAATAATACCTTTAGAGTAATCATAACTCTTTACCTCGGATAAATGCCTGGATTCATCCCAGTTTTTCCAGTGAGGAGTTGCATCAGGAGTGGGTGGAACTGTTTTACCCTCCCACAGTATGCATACTACGCAGAAGGCTGATACTCCTATTATCATCCTCTTTGCAGCTTCCCAAAGGGTCTTGGCCTCATCTGGTTCTCCGTCTGGTGTGTAATATCTTTTCATAGTTTCAAATTGAATATCCAACAAATAAAACTGAATATTAACAATATTATTGAAGCCGTACCATACAATATAAATAAGGGTTTAGCGGCTTCCCACATAGAGTCTCTCTCTTTCATAATCTTTTTCCGGCATACTTATTCCGGATTCTCTTTTCGAATGATTTACCTACTGATTCTCCATTTTGGATATCCTCTTTGAACATCCTGAAGTCGAACTCTGATACCGAGTTGTATTGGTATACCTTTTCTCCTTTGAAGGTAATGGTGATATCTCGGGTTTCATCATCCATCACTACCTTCATAATTCTGGATGACCCCGTAATTTCAAATGTCTTTTTCATCATTACTGTCTTTTAAGCTCAAAAGTGTTAAGTCCCATAGCTACCACATTATTTTCTTTCCTGAGTGCTTGACAGGTAAAGAAAATATCCCAGAGAGTGAAGACAGAATCAGAACTCATTTCCATCAAGTCCTCTTCCATCATATAGAGTGTACTCATTATGGTATTAAACCACCTGTTATTTAACCCCTTTACCAGCATGGTTTCAATATCTTCATACCTATTGTTAAAGGTATCTCCCTGAACCCTTTGAAAGGCAGCTATATATTCCCTGGCCATGGATTCCACCGCTTCTAGAGAAGTCCCATAGCAGGGGAATATAATTTTCCATTTATCTAAGCTCTTATCCTCTAAAAGGGATTCCAGCGCCTGAATATGCACATCCATAATCTGATTCCATATTTCCTGGGCAGATAATCGCCTTTGCAATTTCAGTTTGATACAACCTCGGTTTATTTTCATTTTAACCCTCGTTATAGATATACAGAATCTGATGGTTCCTATCTAACTCCTTTTCCAAATACTCCCAATGAGTATTGTGGTCTATATGGATATTGACCCTATAATCATCCATTTATTTGGGTAATAAATCCAGATAATCTTTCAGATCCTTTACAGTAGTGAATTTTGGTTGTCCCATACTTATTTTATTTCGTTATGCAAATATAATAATTATTATTATAATATGCAAATCAATTTCAGTGGTGTTGTATAGGTTAGTTCAACAAAGAACCCCGAATCTATATTAGGTTCGGGGTAAGAGGTTTCATAAACGATTGCCTATCGGGTTAATCCTCCTCTTTCTTTGTCTTCTTTTTCTTCTTGTCCTTGCCTTCTTTCGAAGGTTTGTCTGCCTTCTTTTCCTTGGCCGACTCTTCTTTCTTGGCCTTCTTCTCTTTCTTGGGAGCAGCCGCCGGAGCACCTGATGCCAACTCTGCAGCATACTTCTTGCCCTCGGCCTCGGCCTTCTCTTTGGACATTGTCTTCAGGAGAGTACGCATCTTCTGGCGGTACTTCTTCTTCTGATCAGAAGTCATTTCCTTGCCGTCTACCGTCGGGTAGTCATAGGCATTGGGAGTGCTGGTGACCTTCTCCTTCTTGGGATGGGCTTCAGGCTTCTGATTCTTCTTAGCCTTTTCAGCAGCCTTTTCCTCTGTAGCTGCCCTGGCCTTTTTGTTTCCCAGGTTGATGATGTCTATCCAAGCCTGGATTTTCTTTCCATGCTTCTTATGGCCTGTCCAATCTTTCTTGGGGTCGAGATCATTCTCTTCCATGTAGGCCAGCATTTCCTTCTGAGCCCTGCGTGCTTTCTTTGCGGCCAGGTCTTTCTTGCTGATGTCTTTTGCCATTGTTGTTGAGTTGATTAAATAAAAACTAGTTTGAACTACCTTTGCATGTTTATAGTTTGGTCAGGGAGTTTTTGGTCTGTACTTCCTTTATCTCTGAGATGATTATTTCCATCCCTTGGAGATTTGCCCTCAATTTGAGATGGGCAACTGCATCCTCCCGAGAGATATTCGTGTATACAATTCTGTACCTTTCACCAGAATCTTTGTTTTCAAAAGTTATGGTTAAAATGTTTCCATTGGCCAAATCTTCTATGCGCTTCGCTAAAGATTTTACCTTACCTATTTTCAGGGTCTTATCTTTGATCAGAGCTTGCCTTTTACCAATAGACAGTCCAGGCATGGATAACCTTGTATCTATATCTTGAACCATTTTGGTTAGTTCTTTAATCCGATATATCAACCCTTTGACTGAGGAGTTAAATTGTCCCATTGAGGCCTTTGAATAGTAGTGTCATTTCCTATTTTCTTGGCATACTTATCAATCAATTCCTCTGTTCTAGAGATAATATACTCTGTCATCATTCTATTTTCTTCAGAGATATCTTTTTCTTCCTCTAGTAGCAGCTGATATGATTGTAGCTGATTACATAATGCCAGATATATAATGCTGTCGTCGTCTTGCATATACCTATACAAAGTGGGGAGGCCCACCCTTAAACCTTCGGATGGCCTCCCCTGTATGACTCAAGTGTTGATGTACGTGGGAATGTGTGCTCAGGACCTATTCCTCATCGTCTTCATCTTCCTCGTCATCCTCGGCTTCGGCTGCTTTCCCCTTCTTGCCCATGCCTGGTACCTTGGGGACCAGCGTGCCGTGCTCTTTCTTGGACTTGACGGATACCCCCGGAATGGTAGTATTCGAGACGGCAATCACTTTGCCGTCCTTGTCGGTTACGACTGAGGTGATGAGAACTCCGTACTTCCGGACGTTCATAGCGAAAGTTTTTGCAACGTTTCCACCGCCCAGGTCGATGATGTCGCACTGTTTGCTGTTCGGTCGCTGACCAGGTGCCCGATTCTTGAGTCGCTCTTTCATGGCCTCTCGTTTGGCCTTCTTCTCTTCTGCAGTAAGTTCTTTCTTACCGCCCTTTTTCGTTTCCTCTTTTGCAGCCTTTGCTTCTGCTGCCTTTTTCTTAGTTGCCATGTTATATTGAATTAGATGGTTTCTTTGATAAGGGAACTCCAGGCTTATTACCCTTACCTATGGAGTTAGTTCTGGATTATTACCTGAAGCTCCCTTGGATTTGGTTATAGTCAGAAGGACCCTTACTTTTTCTTTTTCTTGGTGTCCTTCTTGGAAGCGGCCTTTGCCTTGGGCAATGTGATGTTCAGTTCCTTGGCCACTGCCTTGCGGAGTTTCTCAACATCTTCCTCGTCGAACTCGTCGGGATCCGTTTCGAGTTCCTTGTCGTCGCAGAGGTCTTCGAGAGCTTCGAAGTCCATGCCAGCCAGGTCTTCTGGGGTTACTTCGTCATCCTCTTCTTCGTCCTCATCGTCATCTTCATCTTCATCTTCGTCATCCGAATCATCGTCATCCTCATCTTCCTCGGAATCCTCGTCGTCATCGTCAGAGTCTTCTTCGTCCTCCTCATCTTCATCTTCATCTTCATCGTCAGAATCCTCAGATTCCCCGCCGAAAATTTCCTCGGCATCTTCTGCCGAAATGGGAGTCAGGAGTGCATAGGAGCCGTCATCGTATTTGATGAGAATTACCCCGTTAGAAAGAACCTTACGTTCTACCTCTTTTGCTGCAGCTTTTTTCTTTGCCATAATTAAATTGATTAAAGGTGTTTGAAAATGTTTGAATGATTATAGTTTCGTGATAAACTTTTGAGTATATATCTCTCTGTTTTCTTGGACTGCCATAGCTTTCAAGAATACGTTTTTATCCCTGATAGCTTCTACTTTCTGAGTGAACTCATTCTGGTTTTTTACTTCAAAAGGTTCACCCTCCTGATAATAGGTATCGTCCACCGCATTGTCATTTTTGGTGTAATACCTTTTGACTCCCACTATAAGTTTTACTCCATCCCAGGGATTTTCTGGCTCCCTCTTAGTTACTATGGTCATTTCGCTATTCCATTTTTGTATGCAGTATAATAGATTCTTACATATCCTTCTGGTCCTATCCCAGAATTCAAAGCAGTATGAATATCTCTGTAGCCTTTTTTCATTGCCCTGCAATCATGAGCAAAATGTTCGGGATAAATATAATAATCTCCACATACTGGTTGGTTAGTTACCAAGTAAGCATACCATCCGGATTTCATTTTCATAGGGAACTCAGATCTTGGAACAAATCCCTGTGATAATAGTTCTTTGAGAATAAACTTATCTTTTGATCTTTTTCTTACCATAGGTATACCACCAAGCCTTTTCAATACTGCTTCTTGATATTCTTCCCAGTGTCTTTTAGTCCATCTTATGGAACTAATAGCAGAACGTTTAGTTATAGCTCTATATGCAAGAGCTACTTTAATTTGAGCCCAGGTTAAGTTATTCTTCTTCGTAAAGAGCCTTCTTTCTCTTGGACTCAATCTCTTTAGCCTTCGATAGCTTAACAAGCTTTTCCGGAATAGGCTTGAGAACAGTTCTATATTCTTTTGCTCCATAATTAAACTTATCTACCAAGTTCAAAAAGTACTTTTCTTTATTTTGAGAACTGAGTCTCTTTTTGCGAGCTAATCTTTTCCCTAATTCCCTTTTAGCCGAGTCCTTTGAATTTCTATAGGCTTCAGTTAATAATACCTTAGATATCGGCTTCTTTCTTTTCCCACCAATTAGTAGAGATTGACCTATAACAAACTTCTTCTCTAAAGCTGTTTTCCCCTTTATCCAGTGTACTGATTTTAGATTCTCTCGGCCATAGTAAGTTAAAAACCTTTTTCTGGCTGCTTTCAATGAATAGAATCCCTGTAATACTACTGCTGGTTCTCCTTTATAGTTATAAGACCAAGGATACCACTTATGAAGATATATCTTGATATCCATTTCTTTGATAACTTTTCGGAACCTTTGGTAATATTCTTTTCTCCTCCTCTTTTCCAAGAAGTATGCTCTTACATCGGGAGGTAGAGAATCCGGATCTACTACTCCGTTAATCCTGGTAGCTTCTTTTAAGCATTCCCGGTATCTATCTAGAAAGCGTTTATTCCTTTCCCTATACTTATGAACCTTGATTTTTCCACAGAGTACTTTCCTTTGCCACTCTTGTTTTCTTCTTCGGCTTAATTTTATAATCTGAGGAGGTACCCATGGTATTCCCAATCTGTAACATGATTCCTCGAAGTCATCTGCATTCTTAAACCTATAGACTCGTGGCATATATCTCTACTCCTTCTTTTGTTTACGAAGTGCTGCCCGATACCATTGCTGAATAGATTTCTCCTTGGCATCTGGAAATCTCTTTTGCACTCTCCTGGTAATTCTATCAATTGACAATCCTTTGTAAGTTAATTCGAATACGTAGGATTTCTTAGTTCCTTTCCAAAGACCATTATCATCTTTTTCTTTCTTAGGTTTTTTAGGTTTCTCCAACCCCTTTACCCTTTTGGTCTTCTTCTGTTTGGTGACTGCATCCTCACCGATGAATCCCAGATTAAGTTGATAATTCCTCATCGGGTCATCTTTAGGATATCCAGCAAGTTCTAATTGCTGGTCCATCCACTTATCGTATTCATCGATGAGAGCATTATCCGGCTTATTATCCGAATGATGAATCCATGATGCCAGTCCATTATAATCAGCTGAACAAGCATCTGGGAATGGCATACCAAGAGCAACTGCTCTTCTCTTCATGTCCTTGTAGGTCATATTCTCTAACCCACTTCCCATGACCTTAAGCTTTTCCCTGTTTAGCTTTAACGGTCTTTTGTCTTTTTTCTTACTTTTGCGCATATCTGTATAAGTATAAAATTTTATTTCTTATTTCCTAATGCAAATATAATCAAATTTCTCGAAGTTGCAAAATAATTGAATAAAAATTCTAAGAGTTTGATTTCAGAGTTCTTTTCCTGCGTAGTTTATAGGCTGTATCTAGAGTTTCACAGGTAAAGTCCATGTTATTTATTGATTTGTAATTAATAGCTTTCTGGATAACCTCCCTGTACTCCTTCCAAAACTTCAAGCCTCCTTTACTATCTACAGTTTTTTCAAAGTATTGAGTTGCCAATAATCCAAATGTGTCTGCAATAGTTTGGCTCTCAAAGATGTATATCCTTAAATCGGTTATAGCTTTGATTATATCATCCTCACGTTTGATCGGCATTACTCCATACCCTTCTTCAGGAAAAAGCTCTTCAGATACAATAGCTGTGAAATACCTTCTACTTGAGGGTCCATTTTTCCAGTATTCGGTTATCAACTGCCTTATCTTGAAGTCAGGTATTCGATGTAAGTAAGATAAATATACCTTGTCTTTTTTGGTAGACCTTCTCTTGTATGCAGTTGGAGCTTGCAATATCCTGGGCATTATCCTATAGTTATTCCACCTATCAAACTCAAGAATCAGAGCATAAAGGTCTTTGTCCCATTTATTCTCTGATTCCTTCAGCCTTTTCATATTCTTTATTATACGTGGATTGGTTATAGAAGTCAATAACCATGAAGAATCTCCTGAATGTATTTTAGCTTCTTCTTTAGGTAGCCTTTTAACTATAGCCCCGAATAAATAATCCCTAAACCTTGGCTCTATGGGAGATTGAGGATTTACTAGTGAAGGGTGTAGTTCAAAGTAATCGGAGAATAATTTGAAGAACTTTTCAGCTCTGGCCTTTAGTTCTAAATACTTGTAGTGAGACATCTTGAGAATTTCTCCAGCTTCCCAAGTTGATAGACCCTTGCCTTGTATAAACATAAGGCTAGCCCTCTCTTGCTCAGTCAAACAGTCCCAAGCCAATTCTTGATGTCGTTCCATGTTAGTATTGTTTGTTCATAAGAATCTCTTCGGTACTACCGTCTGGAATTATAGATAAGTCAGTATCATAATCGGTTGAATACATTTTATACTCGTCTGATTCATGATATGCTGAATAAAGTACATTCTCCATTGGTACTTCTATCTCTAAACTACCATCCATTTCTGGGTATAGCTTTACCAACATCTTTCTCGTATTTAGATTACTTTCGAGTATTATTGCTGGTATTCCCTCAAACGGATATCCCCTTAATACAACGTAATCTCCAATAGCAACACGAGTAATATCATTTACCGAGAATATCTTATTTGCTTTAGACATTCTGCGATATTTCTTTACTTCTTCTTTAGTTATGGTGGCTACCATTGAATAATCATCAAAGTCCTCGGCATTATCTACTCTAAGCCTTTTTCTTTTTGGTCTGTAGTCCAAAGACTTCATAAATGAAAGTATACCTGGGATGTCTCTCTTTAGTTTGTTTAAGTAGTATCGGTCAAAAGCTTTTTCTGGCTTCATCTTTATGAACCCATAGTTGAATAACAATGGTACATCTTCGTACTCATTCTTACCTTTCCTTGACTTCTTAAGTACGCTTATGGTTGGTACTATGGCTTTCACATGTTTATACCCCCTACATTTCAAATCAGAATTGATTCTCTTGTAGAATTTCCTGTCAAGCCTGAATATACAGTATACATAGGGGGTCTTCATATTATTTTAATAATTTACGTACATACTTATGTAAATCGCTGTAATCTACCAGTCTCTGTACTTCTCTGAACATATAAACAAAAATATGTATTTTGGGAGTACTTACTTCCATCCGAGACATTTCGGGAGATTGGGTTTTTAAGAAAGAATCTACTTCCTCATTTACCATAAAGAATGCTTCGCCTTTAGGCATAGAATTATACCTCATAATAAGTACGGGTATCTTATTAGCTCTTTCAGCATCTCTATTAGCTTGAGTCCAGAAGCTATTTATCTTACAACTCTTCAAACCCAACAGTAAATGTTCAAATTTTATATCCTGGTAACTTTTGCATTCGATAGATAGAGTAAATCTTTTGGCATGCTTTGGGTCAGAGCATACCACATCTGATGATATATTATCGGCTTTTTTCCATCTTAATCCCCCACTAGCAGGTGTTCTAGAAAATTCATATCCAGACCAATTTTGGAAAGCTTTACAAACGGATCTCTCAAATCTATTTCCCTTACTTTTACTATTCTTTCTCATGATTTTATACCTTTATGACCAATAGTCATTAGTGGTATTGTGAAAGGCCCCTTTCTCTGGTCACAGTAAGCACCTTGGCATTTGGAATTGGCAAGGATTCATGGTGTGATATGAGGTATAGGGTTTTATCCTTATAAACCCTACGTATGAGTCCTATCACAAGCTCTACATATTCAGAACTTATGTTCTCGAATACCTCGTCCAAAAAGGCAATATTTATACCCTTAGCTTGGGTCATCATCTCATTCATAGCAAAGGCCATAGCTAAACAGACCAATTGTTTCTGACCACCAGATAATTCCTCGTATGATACCTCTATACCATCCATGATTATCTGGGTATTGAAGTCCTTCTTAACTCCTTGTATATCTACATAGAATAGGATACTGAACCCAAGTACGTCTGAATATGATTCAAGTGTTTCATTCAGAATATCCATTGAACTCTCGAATAAGAAAGCTTTTATACCCCTGTTCCCAAGTGGGTCATCCATTACCCATTTGTAATTATCAATCTTTTCCTTCTGACTTTCCATCCTTTCTTCTATGGTTGATAATTTCTTGGTTAGGGTTGAAAACTGGGATTTATACTTGATTATTAAGCCCTTGTTAACTCCCACTTTCTTTTCTGATGACAGTCTTTTTATTTCAGCTTCTACTCGTTCTATCTCTCTTTGTATCTTCTTTACTTCATACTCCTTATCCCTGAGTTCTTCCAGTTCATCTCGATAATTGGATATTCTGTCAGATACCCTGGAATATTTACCTTGTAACCTTTCGATATCTCCAAAGGCTTTCTTTACCTCGATTAGGCGTTTCAAAGAGTTCTTAATATCACCCCTCTTCAGTAACTTTATTATTCCCTCAATAAACTCTTCTAGAGATACCTTAGTTTTCTTCCTGGCATCATTTATCTTATTGAGAATATCCCTTTGATTTTCCTTTGCCTCTGATAGCTTCTGTTCAATTCTGTTTTTCTGAGTTACTGTCTCCTTAAGCTCACTTGACTTTTTTGCCTTAGCTAGCAGTGATAATCTCTTCTCGAGAACCTTAACCTTTGAAGATATGTCGTCTTTTACCGTACTGGCTTGCTTCTTTAAGTCATCAACCATTCTTTGAATGGACTGCTTCTTACCTTCTAAGGTTCGATATCTTTGAGAGATGTCTTGATACTCCTTCATGGCTTCTGTATAGTAGCCCTTAGCAATATCTCTAGCTTTAGATATATATTCTAACTCAAAAATCTCCTCAAACAGTTCTTTCTTGTCAGAGGAAGATTCCTGTATCAGTCTTTTCATGCCTTGACCGAAAAGTACTGAGTTCATAAAAAGGCTATACGACATACCCAAATCAGCGATTATAAGCGCCTGTATCTCCCCCTTACTTTTCTCTTGTACTTCAACAGCATCTATCTCATAGATAAGTCTATCTTTGCCCTTGGCTCCATTTACTTCACCCTTATATTTAAGACATCTGGTTATCTTATGAGTCCTACCATTCTTACCGAAGTATAATTCTACCTTGGTTCCTTGATAAGACTTTGGTCTGTATTTCTCCCAGGTATTCACATCTGATTTACCTTTTAGATTCTTACCATAAGCACCCCAAACTAAAGCGGATAAGATGGTAGTCTTACCTTCTCCTGTAGCTCCTCGAATTACGGTTATTCCCTTTGAACTTAGGTTTAATTCCAAATGAGATATAGAACAGAAGCCGTCAATTATAATATTACCGAATTGTATCATTCTGCTTCCTTGATTACTTTTAATAATGTGGCCTTTTTATTTTGGTCTTTTATACCTTTTGCTCTCATATATCTCCTTACCATTGTTTTCTTAGTAAGTTCCCGAGTTATTTGAGGGGTATCTTCAACCGCCACAATCCGAGACTTGCTAGCAATGACAGTATAATAATTCCCGTCATCCTTAATTTCATCTTCTGATGATACATCCACAAATTTAGGAAAGCCTTTGAATGGCTTGAATTCCATTGATAAGTCTTCATATATCTTCCAATATCCAAGTTTACAATTACGATCTGTTCTCCTCTGTTGTAAGGGAGCTCCTACCATGTATACCTTTTTACCCAGCCTTTGAGGTTTATGAATGTGACCTATCAATACTAATTTGAACTTAGAGAGTAGATTCACATTCAAATTTTCTACAGTTCCAACTTCAGTATTGTCTGTATCTTTAGCTCCGGGATAGTCAGTATGTAATAACAAAATTGTTGGCTTTATCATTGCTTCTTTCATCTCGGCTTTTATTAGACCATCTAATCCTTTGTTGTGGTCTAAGTAAGGAATACCTACTACTCTGAACTTATCAAACTCATGGTAAGAAAAGTCCAGATTATGTAAGAATGAATATCTACAGCATAGATTTGCCCAGTGTGAGGGAGATTTACTGGTTATTGAATTACTTTTCTGCATATCATGGTTCCCGGATATACCATATATGTTAAATTCCTCACACCTATTTAACTCTTCGAAATGTTCGATTATAATTTCATCAAGCGAAGTACTTATATATTCTGGACGGTGCATAAAATCTCCGCAAAAGAATGCCGGACATTTATACTTGATACATAAGTCCTTAATCAAATAGAGGACCCTTATATGATTCAGGGTCCTCTTGTTATCTTCATTGAACTTAGAATATTCCCCTAAGTGCAAATCAGAAAATGCTATACCTATTACCTTCATAGGTTAAGAAATTTCTTTATTAGGTGTTTTCTCTTTTCGTAGTTCATTTCATCCAAAATGAGAACCTTTACCTTGTAACCCATAATATCCAAAGTACCCGTATTAGGTATATTATTTATATACTGTACAATATTTGAATCAGGTTTATACCCCCACAGATCAAGTATACCATACATTACTTGTGATACCTGGAATTGATAGTACTTTGACAATACTCGTTTACCGTTATCTTCTGTTACCCATTCATTAAAGAAGCTTGATGAGAAAGGTATGAAGATTAAATGAGTACATTGTTGACCTAATAACATACGACATAAGTCTACTGCATGATCTAAGTCACATTCTGCTAATCTATGAGATAGCTTATTGATAAAGTATGCTGCCGAATCAAAATATGACCTATCCGTTACAAAGCTATCTTCTCCTCTAAAAGCTTTGTTACGAAGGTTAAGTACCTGCATATCTTGCATAAATACAGTCTTCGCATCTTGCTGAATCATGTCAGCATGTGGCATGTCTTTGGTTTCTGGTACCAAATCAGAGTATGACCCAGATATGAAAGGTATCTTTAACATATCTGCTACTTCTTTGGCAATTGTTGTTTTTCCAACTCCTGAAACACCAGTGAACATTATTTGATATTTCCTACCGTTGTACATAATGTTGTAGTTTTTTGAAAGGTTCCAAAAAATCGGGTATCTTGAAAGACCTTAAGTTAAACTTGTCAAGTACCATGAATAACCTGTCTTTCCTTATATTATTAGTACATCCTTTTACCCAAGGGACTTTCTTGATAGGATGAAGAGTTAATGCGGTTCTCAAGTCTATAAGAGACTTGTTCTTCTTGTATAATTCTTCTAGCTGGTCCCTTTCAATGCCCTTGAATTCTGCTCCTTTTGCATCTATGAAGTCTGCTATGCTCCCATATTGTTTCAGGAAAGCTTTAGTCTTCACTTCTCCCATACCATAATAACCGGGTATATCATCCGATTTATCTCCATTAAGTATTAGGTAGTCAACGCATTCCTCAGCAGAGTAACCCATTATATCCTTACAAGTTTGACTAAGAATTAGGGTATCTTTGTTAGGATTGAATATCTTGACTCTCTTGTCGAGTAATTGACAGAAGTCTTTGTCAGAGGATATTATGAGAGATTTACCTGGGTGGTTTATTGCCAACCAAGCAATGTAGTCATCAGATTCATATCCCAAGCCTTTTCTATCGATAATCATCTGAACTCCGAGTAACCTTAGAATCCTTCTCAACAGTGATAGCTGTTTATTGAAATCTTCATAATCCATACTTATCTTACTCCTATGTGCTTTGTAACCCTCGAGTAGACCATTACGGAAATTAGACTCTTTGCTCTCATGAGTATCGAATGTAATTACTACATGGCTTGGTTTAAACCGAGTTAAGTATGAACCGAGGATTCTTAAGAACCCATACACCAACCCGGTACCAGCTCCATTGTTGGCTTTAAGATTCTTAAACTTATGGTATGAACGGTGAGCAAGATTACTCCCGTCCACTACCATAAGCATCCTCGGTTTTCTACCCCTCGTCCTGGATGTATTCGTCTTCTTCTGCATCTTCAGATTCTATTTGAGATTCATAGTCTAAGTCTGCATCAACAGGGAACATGTTTCGTGTTATCTTCTTTAGCTTTCGCTTAGTTGTTCCTATGGTGTTTATTCCGGCAGCCTTTAATAATTTTTTCCTTAACTCACCATCCTCCTCTATTAACCTGTGGAAAGCATCTTCTCCTCGGCATAGTTTCTTTCCTTCGAACATATATGTTCCACCACTTAGCTTCTCTATTACTCCAGCATCTTCCAGGGACTCTTCTAACCAGAAGTATCTGTCAAAGCCAACTTCGTGATACTTTGGGTTAAAATATATAGGAGCTTTGGATATAGTTTCCCGAGGAGGAGATACCTTATTCTTTTTCATCTGAACAGTTACATATTTACCTGCTCGTCTTTCCTTACCCTTATACTTAATCTTGAGAGTTTTACCTGAGTAGAATGCTAATCGTATTGAAGCATAAAACTTGAGTGCTGCACCACCAGGAGTTGTACTGGTATCTTGACCAAAACCTGCGCCCAGTTTACTGCGCAACTGATTGATACATACCATGGTTACTCCGAGTCGATAGAACAATTCGTTCCTTATTCGGAACATCTTGTAGATTTGCTTTGCCCGGTTTCCCATCTCGGCCTTGCTATCCGCCATCTTTGCATCAATGGCTTCTATAGAATCCAGAGCTGCTATTGAGTCTATCACAACTATGATAGGCTCATTATTGGTTAACTTAGACCTCCAGTATATTGCTAAGTCTGCTATAGCATCAGATATGGTTTCTATCCTGGTGTCATTCAGTACTGTTACTCGTTCAGGGTCTAGACCATTTTCCTCTGCCCAGGAGTTCATCCATGCCTGTTCAGCATCTACCCAAATCACATGACCTCCTAATTGCTGAGTTGCATAAGCAAAGTTATAGGCTATAAGAGATTTACCTGAAGACTCCTCTCCCATAATCTCTATAATCTTCCCGAATGGTACACCACCACCCATTTGATAATTGAGAGCAAAGAATGTGGATGGAATCCATAGTCCATGGTGATTTATAGTACTGGCCTTGAACTGGAGAGATGACCCATATTTTTTGAGTATCTCATTCTGTGTTGGTATCTTAAACTTTTTGCCTCCCGATTTTCGGGTAGCTTTAGGTTTTCTTGCCATACTTGTAATTTATAATATGAAAAGAGTGGGATATAAACTATACCCCACTCCTACTTTAGGTATATATCTAGAAAATCTTAGATATCACTCTTATATTTCTTTCCCTTTTTCTTTTTCTTGTCCTCTAGCTTGCTTTTGGAAGAGGACTTCTTACGTGGTCTTTCATCCTCATCGTCATCATCCCCCTCATTGAGGAATGAAGCCAGCTTCTCCTCGAGTTCGTCGTAGGAAAGGATATTTGCCCGGATTGCTTTCTCCAGGTCCACCTCTCCCCGATACTTCTTGTCCAGCTTGGTTTTCTGGCAGGGTGATACCGAATAACTGGTATCATTCTTACCGGTACCAGTACGGGTGATTTTGATATCGTATCCCTCTACGGGGTCGGTCATATCTCCCCAGTCCTCTTCATCGAGGTAAAGGTCGATAATATCCTGATATACCGAACGTGGTACCATCATGGGTTTATCTACCCGGTCTGGGTCAATTTCCTTACCCTTGGTATCTTTGTACCCGAGTACCCCGATGAGATACTTTCTCTTCGGTACCAATTTCGATGCCAAGGCCTTATCATCGGGGTCATCAGAGTTCTTAAGCTCCTGGAACTTCTCCATGAAAGGACATGGCTCATCGAAAGTAGCCGGAGATATAATACCCCCCTCCTTTGGTCCAAGATAGAATTGAATAATCTCGATTCCCAATTCCTCATCTGCACCTCTGGACTTAATACGTACTCGGGTAGTTCCCTCTTTCGGATAGATTATTCCACCACCCCCACTACGCTTTTCCAGGTCCTTCTTCCTGGCAAGCATCTTTTCTCGGGTAGTCATTACACTGCCCTTTTTCTTGGTTGTTTTTTCCTTTTTCATGGCTTTATTTATTGGTTTCGATATAAAGTATCTCGTTCAGAGATAATATAGTTGTTACTTGATTGGGAAGGTCTACTACATCTAGTTCTTTACCAGCATACATACCGTAAGTAACTACCGCTCCAACCTGAAGACCAGGATATTCTTCACATTGTTCATCAGTGATGGGTCCTACCTGAATTACTACTCCCTTGCGGGGTACTGTATCTTTATCATGTTCCTGAGGGATATAGAGTCCTCCTTTGGTTTTGGTATCTGCAGTTACTACTGGGGATACAATAAGTACTCGACTTCCGGTGGGAGTTCCTAAACCGTTCAGTTTACCATTCAACTCCTTTGCTTCTTTGACCGAAATAAGGTCTAACTCAATTCTTGACATATTTACTGTTGTTTACGTAAGTTTGCTGATACAGTTCTTAAAATATTCTCTCGTGATTCGTAAGCTTTACATATACTTATCATTTTACTCGCATTGTACTCAGCCTTCATATATCTTTTCAATGCTCCCTGATAAGCTTGGTTGTTCTCTGCTTTATGAGCTGCTGCGTCATTGTTTACATTACCAGATTCTTTGTAGTAAAGCCATGCCTTACTATAGGCTTGGTCCTTTGCCTTTTCAAGTTTATCCCTTTTATATATAAGCCTATCCCTTACCATCACCAATAGAGCATAATTAGATGGACTTCTACGTAAAGACTGATTGACCAGGTTCTCATCAATCATGAGTTCCTGGTCTAAATCAATCTCGTAGGTTTTACCTTGAAAGAGAATCTTTAGTGTGTTTTTCTTAATCTGGGATAGACGTACTATCTTTTGCCTTTTTTCCATACCTATCTGGTATTATACCGTGTGACCTAAGTACATCATAGAATACTCCAGTAGATATATTATATTCTTTAAGTATGTACTTTCTTAATACTCCATCTTTATACTTCTTAACTATACCACTTTCATCGACCGACTTCTTACGATATTTACCAACAAAATAGAATCTATTGTCTGATATACATTGTCTCATATTATCTTCTCTGGTACCCCAGTATAAATTACTAACCTTATTGTTCAAAGGATTATTATCCTTATGACATACTTGAGGCTTATTATTTGTGTTTGGTATGTATACCATAGCTACTAACCTATGTCTATAGAATTTAACTTTATTACCATTATCATCTGTTAGTAAATTATGTACATACCCATCTGACCTTATTACGGGTTTTACCACTTTCCAGGTACCACTGAATATAGAGTACAACTTTCCGTTTTTAGATATATGATATTTACTACATCCCGGTACATTAGGTATAAATCTATCCATGTACTTTATAAAACTTTTGTTCAAACTCTTTTATCTCTTTTTTATAGAGTTTTGGATATTCACTAATGTCTATGTTTTTATACTTACGGTGTTCTTCTAAGTATTCATCAGTATTGAAATCTGGTTCAAACATCTTATTGTAATCATACCCAGGTATAAATGGTAACTCTTCTGCCATTGATCTACCTATAGTTATATCCATCGACATACTCACGTCGTTTATCTCGAATCCAAAGTATTTTTTAGTATCGGGGTTACGGCAAGTTTCCCAAATATTATATACTACCCACACGTTAACATCCTGTGGGTCAGCGAGATAATAAACTGCATCGTGAACGGTGCATGTCTCGGGCATGTAAGGAAGTATACCCTGCCTCATCTTCCAATAATTAAGTATGGATGCAAACAGAGTCATATCAGATGCAGCTGATTGACATGGCATGTTAACCGATAATCTTACTGCGTATGCTGCCTCTTGCTCATTATCAGAATATACTTGAGGTAACCTTCTTTTCCTGCCAAACAAAGATTTAATATATCCATGTCTTACCAATACTTTCTCCTGGTTAATCATGAACTTCTTAATCTTTGGGTGCTCCTGGAAGAACTCATTCAACTGTTGCTGAGCTTCATCTGGTGTTACGATAATACCAGCTTTTGGGTCAGATAGTTTAACTGCAAGCAGTTTCTTCTGAATACCATATATAATACCGAAACATATCTGCTTTGCCTGCTTCCTTCGGTTTTTCCAAAGCTTATAATCGGGGTGTTGTTCATCGCTGTAAGCCTTGTTTGCTTCATCGTATGATACTCCATACTTGTTTGCTGCAATAGCAAGGTGAGGGTCCTGACCCTTAGCAAAGGCCTCAAGATAAGTCTCATCTCCTGAAAGGTGAGCCATGATTCTTAACTCTGCCTGAGAGTAGTCAAGTGCCATGTATAGTTTCCCTTTGGGAGCTACCAACTGTTTCTTGATATTAGCATCTACCGAAGTCTTGGGTATTTGTTGGAGGTTAGGTTCAGAACTACTTAATCGGCCAGAAGTAGTACCAATGATTTTGAATTGTCCGTGAATCCTATCATCATCCTGAACTTTATCATGCCATCCCTCAATATAGGTTGTATACATTTTCTTTAACCCTCTCAACTCGAGAAGATTATCCAGGAAGATTGCTTTGGGACTTTCAGGGTCTTTAACTGTTAATCTAAGTTCTACCAACGTATCCTCATCGGTACTCGGCTTATCGGTATCACGATTAGTTTTCTTATCCTTGGTATATTTTATGATAGGGAATTTGAACCCCTTTTCGGAATACAACAGTAGAGGTAAATCAATTGTACTTCCCAAGTTTACTTCTCGGGTTAATTCCAATTCTTTTTTAGTGGTGAATACACCAGCTCGTATATTGGATATTTTTTGCTCCCTGCTTGCTATTTTCCGTGCATCCTTGGGGCTATTATAATCCAGATTTTCAAGTTCACTTTCAATGGATGCAAGGTATTTGCTTATTCTTTCTTGGACAAGCCATCTAGAGAATTTTTTCACTCGTGGAAGATTCAAGCAATTAGAAGTTGCTTGTTCAATTTTTGGCTTGTAAGATTCAAGCAATTCCTGATTGAATTTCCTATCTAGGTATAATCCGGTTTTTTCAGCATGCTGCAATACTCTAGAAGCTGGCATAATCAAATGCCTAAATAAGGGGTACATGCCAATCTCTATTAGCTTACTTTCAAAGAACATAGCTAACCTAAGAGTATAATCGGTATCCTGACAACCATACTTGCATAGGGGTTCCAATGGTTTCTTATCCCAAGGTATCTTGTCGAACTTCTCTGCCTTCTCGTAGTCGCCATGCTCTGGTAGATACCTTCTAACCATTGATTTCAGGTCATTAGGTTTCTCTTCATTTAGAAGATACTTCATAAGCATTCCATCCAGAACAGTACCTCTAACATATATCCCATATAACTCGAATATCTGAAGGTCAAACTTCAGATTCCATCCCACTTTAGTTACATTGGGATTCTCAACCACCTTTCTACCAAAATACTTTAACCAACGTTTCCAATTATGGTTTTCATATTCATGGTGACATAAAGGTATTGATACACCAGAACCAACTTGAAAGGTTATGGATAATATTGTTGGTTTAAAGGTTTTATTATAAATACCTTCGGCATTTGTCTCGAAGTCTACAGAAGCTATGCCTGTTTTCAAACAAGCTTTCACAAGCCGTTTGACTTGTGAGAAACTTTTGATTATGTCATATCTTGACTCCATATTTATTCTTATTATATGCAGTATAGAATAGATCTTTACATGACCCTAAGTCTGACGTATTCTTTACTACTTGAAAGATACCATTCTTTACTCTTTTTATATACCCTGATCTACAAAGAAGACAGCATAACCAGTATAAATATGCTGTCTTAGCTCCTGTACTCTGTAAGTAAGTATATCTAAATGTCTGACCAACTTCTTTATTTTGTAGAAGTTTTATCAAATTAGATATAATGTCTCCCTTCATAAGAATTATAAAATTATGTACTCGGAGCGGGAATCGAACCCGCAAGGTCAATGACCGTCAGAGCTTAAATCTGATGAGTTTACCTATTTCTCCATCCGAGCAATAAAAATGAGGAGTTATCAGTACTCCTCTAAACTGGCCGCTGACAAGATATTACCTCTAGAAAGATATCTTACCATTACAGTATCAATTAAGCATCTTATACTTTATACTTATTTAGGTGTTTTTCTTAAAGGGAGATACTTACCTTTAGTAATATGATTGATCAGTTCATATTCTCACCAAAATATACCCTCTGCTTTTCAAGGGTAGTACGGAAGACAGGATTCGAACCTGCGACCCCTTGCTCCCAAAGCAAGTACACTAACCGGACTGTGCTACTTCCGTAAATTAGGTACCAGTCTATATCCCTACCGTCCAGTACCTTGGAATGAATCAGGACTCGTTGTCCACAGCGCAAAGTAAAGATTCATAAGTGGACCCAGAGGGGATTGAACCCACGATCTTCTGATTATGAGTCAGCTGCTCTTACCAACTGAGCTATGGGTCCAGGTGAAGGTAACGGCTTTACTACTAATCTCGGCTTGACAGAAAAGAAACTAAGTTCAACCACCGTTACCTTCTTTGTTACCTTAATTCTGTCTGGATAGAAGTTTTGAGTTTTACCCAGTCCTTTTTATAACTATGCAAACTATCAATAGTATGATAGAGATAACCAGGTTTGGTACCCACTTCTCTAGCTACGTATTCCATGAGTTTCCATGCCAAGTATACATCATTTCCAAAGTGAGTTACAAAATCTGATGATCTTTGGTGATAGCAAATATTTAATTGCTTTTCACCTCGGGCATTCTCCCGGATAAGGAAGTCGTAATACATAGAGCATGGTATACGCATCTTACCATCCAGGTTTTCGGCATCAGAACATTCTACCTGCCCATCTTCACCATAGATATTAAGTATGGCTTTACGGGTATCATTATCATCCTTGAGCAGACCTATGACAGCCTGTAACTTGGTCATTACAATCCCATTATACCTTACTACCTCATTCATTCTCTCCGAATAGGTGTAGTCGAAGTACTTACCATCTACCAGGAACTCTTCCCATATTTCGGGACGCAATTTCCATGCTTCACCCGGGTTAATTTGTCCCGGGTGTATTCTTTCCTGGAACTCAGCCTCTGCCCAATCTTTAGATTTGGTGAATACAAATAAAGGGGCCGGGTCTTCCAGGTGAGTCAAACAGTATTGCTCGCATATAAGTTCTTTGGTAATGAAGTCATCTTTACCTTCGATAACTTTATTCTGATAGGTACGGGGTTTTACCTCATTACCCATCTCATACAAATTTCTTGCCGTCTCAGACATCAATTCGTAAGGATTTGAATATATTCTCATATCATCTTTGTTTGAATAGTTTTACACAATTCCCAATAGTTACTCTACTAACGTTATATCTATATCTCCTCCGAGTTTACTGGTGTAAGGAGATTTCTTTACCTCTATTTTCATTGCATTGATATTTGCAATTCAATAGACTTCCCTATCTTAGAATGGTAGCCAGTCTTCACTACCGAGTGTACAATCCTTTGCCAGGGTTTTGGGATATTTGAACAACTCAGGTCTGAGTACTTTCAAAGCTCTTTTATGTACCTTATACTTTATCTTGTCAGGGTCTACTTTAAGTAGATACTTCAACCGCTCATACCAGTTACCATCATATATACCAAGCTTATCACTAAGCTTTAATAGGTCTTCATGAGCATGATACATTAGTAATACCGTATCATCATTGAATATCTGACTAAAGTGTATTGATACATGGAATTTCTGTCCGGTAGGGAATAAGTATTCCCCTATCCTTTGAATCAGTAGTAGGTCACAGATAAGTCTTTTGGTTACCTCTGATGCCCTCATGAATACCGTTATCATGGGGTAATCCATGCCTGCTTTCTTTGATACAGTTAGAGACAATAAGCAATTCTTACCATGAGCATGCTTATTGTCAAACTGATAGCCTATGTTAAATATCTTCCTTGAGTTTAAGGCTTTTACTACTTCCTGTCTTAAATCAATCAGACCATTTTCATCCACATAGTTTGCTACCAGAGACTTCCATTTAGCCGAAGTGTAGTTGAAGTGCCTACCAAAATCAAATTCGGGGTCTACCAGAGGTTCTTTAATATAAATGACTAAATCATTTAAGTACTGTGCTTTACCAATTCTTTCAATATCCAAACCGGGGGTATTGAACAGGAATAACCTGTTGAGTCCCTCCCAAGCTTTCATACTTGTTTTGAACTGCAACAGGTTATTCTTTAACTTGAACTTACTCATCGGCTTCAGGAGTTAATTCACCGTCTTCCATATCATCTTCCTCTGAAGAAGAGAATGATATTAACTTCTTCCTTTTCTTTTCCCCACTTTCCTCAAGCTTTAGTTTGAGACCATACTTTTCTGTAAACTTTAAGTAGGTCTTTTTTATCATATTACGCTTGAGGATAGATGGGCATACCTCAGGTAATGGGATACCATCCCAATCTCCAATTTCTAAGGCCGAGGCTAACATAGATTTCTGTTTATACCCCAAATCTCTCCTTAATACCTTGAAAGCTCTGAAACTGTTACCATAGGTTTTATAACCTGCTTCATCACTTGTCATAAGTTTTTTGAGAGATTTACGTATCTTCTTTCTACGTACCTCATCACTACAGTTTTCTTTCAAAAACTCCTTTATGTCCTTGCGATTCTGATATAACAGTATGGTAGTATCATTTGCCCAAGCCGCTTTGATAACCAACTTTAACGAGAAGTTATCATGGCCATATATATACTGACCCATACGACAGAATAACAGTATATCTATTGGTAACCTTGTAACTATCTCTGAAGAACGTAGTATTACAGTTATCTCGGGGTTTTCCACTCCAATCTTACGAGAGAATATACCACCAACTAAGCAACCTTTGCCACTACCATGATTGTCAGCAAAATGAAACCCAATGTGATAATTCCTATTTACTGTCTTATTCTCTTCTAACTTCCTTATCATCAGTTTAGCCTGGTCAAGCACATCCAAATCAAGGTAGTTAGTAATCAGCCCAGTCCACTTGGTCATGGTATAACCAAACATCTTACCGAAGTCGAAGTCTGGGTCGAATTTAGCATCAGCTATTTCTACCATCAAGTCGTATGTAAAAAGAGAATCGGTTAGGTTATAACCAACTCCCTCACAAAACCAGTCGGGTTTCTTGATTAAGAAGTTTTCCAGTATCTTTTCCCAAGCATCAGTGGGATTCTTAGCTTTTACAAGATTCATAGTTTCTTAGAAATTTACTAATAGCTGTTTGATGTAACCCTAATCTCTCAGCTATAGCCGATTGTGATAATTTATCCTCGTATCTTAACTTTATAATATCATCTCTTAAGAATACCGTTTTTCCCCTCTTTAGAGATTTTAGGGTATTTGAAATTTTTAACTTTGTGTCTTCTCTTACCTTTCTACCTTTGTTAGCTATGGAGATTAATCTCTTTGTTTCGCTGCTTCTTGGTATACCATAAAAAGGGCTTAGCTTACCCCTTTTACCATACATGGGATTTTCTTTTCCTCTCTTAGCAAATTGTGTAAATCTATTTTCCCTAACTGCCTGTTGAATATTCATTTTCTGGGTTCCCCAGTATAAATTACTTACTCTATTATTCCGTGGATTATTATCTTTATGACATACTATGGGATAGTTGTGAGGATTTGGTATGTAAGCCATAGCTACTAATCTTGATGCTTTAAACCATCGACTTGTACTTGTATCTATACCCCAAGAATGTTTCTTATTCCCCAATAAGTCAGTATTTATCCTCTTGTATAACCTATACTGTAACCTATTATTACATAATTCACCTCTAATTCGTATCCATTTACCTCTCTTATTACTGTATAGCCTGCCACTCTTACTAATATAATAGCATGGCCAACCATCTATATTACTAACTTTCATATTCTATAATACTGTTGTCAATAATTAATAGTAAATTTAGTAATATCAGGTTGGCCATGTATCTAACTAATATAGTGACTTCTGCCGAAATTTATTGATACGGTTCTTCTTGAAATAGATGTAGAATACATCATCTGAACCCATACCTATCCATCCCAAATACCCACAGAAGTAGATGAAGGCCTTCACTAATTCCGACTGATACTTTAACTCCTGAGTCATTACCTGGGATTGCTTCCAGGGTTTATTCTTCAGGAAGTTACGAGCAATGTTCAGATGATGGGTTATCTTCCATAACAGATATGGGTAGTTTACTAAGTACTCTACATAATTGAAGTATCTACCTCCCTCGAGTAACTTTGTGTTATAGTCCAGATGTGTTTCTGAATCCATGTTCTCGTACCACTTGATAAGGTCTGTGGCATTGTTGTGTAAGATAACACTGATATCTCCCTTGCCCATTATCCACATTACTCCGAGATTCATTGCTGTACGCAGAATATCATCGTGGTTCTTGTTTAATGAATCTACTACTGATTGAGTACAATTGTTGTCCTTTACCCACTTCTCCATATATGCCATAATATCCTCTGGTTGGATATTGGCATATATTAACAGTTCTATAAAGAAGTGGATAGCATCCGCATTCTCTTCGTTAGCATTCTGCAGATTATTGAGTATCTCGGTATACTCTATGCAATCTCCTTGGGTTTGTACCAACTTGGCATGATTGGCTTCGAATAAAGCTCTAACATTTTCAAAAGATTCATACCCCTCGGATAACTCCTCAATAACCCGAGCAGTAAAGTCCTTCAATAGGGTTTGAGAAGCCTTTGTATTGATGTCTACCGGATATTGTGGTAACCCCTCTATGCCTATATACCCAGACAAGAGGTTCTTTTGCATTTGATATATCTCTTCTAGATACTTGTGTTCGGGGATAATTCCCGGTTCTTCTTTTATATCACGTGAATCCAAAGCGGGTATTTTTTAGATTAAACCTTGGTTAATTGTCCTTCGTATAGTTTCTTCGCATACATTAGGAAAGTACTTGTTACGTATTTCTCTAGCACTTATTCCTTTTACATGTAACTCTTTTATCTTTACCCTATCCTCATGTTTTAATTTAGCGTTGGGATTTTTACTACCTCTCAATCCATAGCATGGATTGTTTTTACCTATAAGTCTTGGTAATTTACAATTTACAATAGCTAAATACCTATTCTCTTTATGGGTCCCCCACTTCAAGTTACTTACGATATTATTTAATGGGTTATCGTCCAAGTGCATTACTATAGGTAAGTTATTAGGATTAGGTATATAAGCTTCAGCTACCAATCTATGTATCTTGACATTTTTACTTATACTACCGTTATGTAACTTACATCTCAAATACCTATGATGGTGATAAACTTTTAGTAACTTACCATACCTATATAACTTTCCCTCTTTAGTAATGTGATAACCTGGGAATCCCCTTATATTATCATCCATGGTCTTACTTGTTATCGTGTGCTCCGAATCCTTTGTCTCCTCTTGTACCCCAGTTCTTTGCCTTCTCTTCGTACTCTTCATTGGTAATCTCTACCGGAGTTGAAAGTATGATGGGAACGTGTACGAATTGCATTATTTTCTTACCTTGGTTCAGAGGAATACAAACCTCTTCGGGTGAACCGTTATGAATACCTATGTGCATTTCCCCAGTATAAGGGCTATCCACTATCTCGGCAGTGAACGACAAACCCTCTTTAGTTGCAATCCCAGATTTATTTGCTGCCATGAGCATTGACTCTTTTGGATTGATAAGTACCTTTATACCAGAAGGGATGAGAAGTCTTCCACCTGGCTTAATTACCACATGTACATCATCAGTACCCAACCCATTTAGTTTGATATAACCTTTACCTAACATCTTCCGATTGATACCGGAAAAGTCATCCTTACCTTTCTCCCCAACCTTAAGAATATCTTGGTCGGATAACTGAGGAATGTAGAAATCAAGCCCTGCATCCCCCTCATTTGCTCGGTTAGGGGATTTAACCTCTCTAATCTTTGTGAACTCTAATTGTACCATGTTATTTACTGTTGAATTTACGATAAATGTCTCTTGCTTCCTTTCGGGATAACTCGAACTTACTCTGAAGCTTATCGAGTATTTCCTTCTTACCTAATTTCTCCCTTACCAGTTTACGGTAATACTTTTTGCAACCTTCTATATCTACCAAAGGTTCCAAATCCTTGAACTGGGTTTCTGCTTCCAGCTCTTTACGAGTCTTACCCATAAGAGCTGTGAACTTAATACAACAGAGTTCGGAATCTCCGCACATCTTACATTCCTTGGTTGAAAGGTCATAGTGTTTACCGAAACAGGGATCTTGTCCTGAACCAAGTTTGGTGATGTCTATAGGTTCAAGAATATCCCCAGTCTCTAACTCCTTTCTTACTTCCTTAAGTTTGTCTTTCTTTTTCTTCGCCATATATTTGATAGTTTGATATCAAGTGATAGTTAATAGGTATTTCAGTGTCATTGATGTAGAATAGTATATGCACTAACTTTCTGGTTCACCATTATACGTGCGTGCGTATTTAAGCTTTAGCTTAAGTTAATACTTACTAAGTAAGTTAAGTATAAGTTTATATAGCTTTAGCTATATAAACCTCTATTAGTATTTAGTATACTAAATACTAATAGAGTTATAAGTGTGGGTATATACGTGCGCATATATGCGTATTACCCTTCCACTCTGATTACCTTTAATTTTTCTTTCTGATAATACATTCGTCTATGGTTACCATGTCTCTTTAGATAATTACCCGGGAATTGAAGATCGTCAAGATAGGCTTTTTTCTTGTTCATGTGAGTTCGTGCAAGACGTCCTAATATCTGTATGGATTTTTCATTAGAATCCATTGATGCAGTATTCTGCAGATATTTTAATTCAGGGAAGTTTTGACCTCTAGAAATAATCGTGGTAGCTATTAGTATATCGATTTTACCTTCTCTAAAAGCTTGTAGAATTTCATCACGCCCTTTGGTATTATGATGTACATATTGTATGTTGTATTGATTCCCGAGATGTTTAACATAATACCGATAAAGATTTTCACAATGACCTATAAACTTACATACTATTAAAGCTGGTAATCTCTTTCTACCAATGTTATACTTGGTACGATCAAGGGATAGTTTCCAAGCTTTAACATTATCTGATATCACTTCCTTGTATTCTGTTGGGTAATCCACATCTTTAGAGTACTTAAAGGGAGCATATACCAACTTGCAAGTAATAGGGGTAGAATACCCTTTCTCTATCATATCACTTAATTTTATCTGGTTAACCTTATCACCAATAAATGACATGATATTCAGGTTATGTATTAACTTCTTCTTCTGATTACTCATGTAGATGGTACCACTCAAACCTACTCGTATTCTAGAGTTATACAGATGTTGTATTACTGTTTTATATGTTTTATTATCTATCACGTCAGCCTCATCTATAAGTACCATATCTATTTCTGATAAGAATTTTTGGTACCTACTTATATTTGAGGCAAGAGACTGTACCATGCACACATTAAAGTTACCCCAGTCATTGCACTTACTTCCCTGTATGAATGCAACCTTTTCACCGGGTAACAGTTCTGGAATCTCTTTTTTGAACTGCTTAAATAAGTCTGCACTGTTCAACAACAATACAGTTTTCAATTTTCTCTTGAAAGCCTGGTGTAATCCACAGAACACCAAAGTCTTTCCGAAATTAACTGCCAAATCAGATGCACAGATAAGAAAAGGAGTATCTCCAACTCTATTATTTATAATCTTTTCTAGAGCTTCTTTTTGTACTTCCCGTAATTCTTTATCTCCAAGTATTGTTGGAATTACTGGTTTAACTCCTAACTGGGGTCTATTATCTATGATTTTAACCTCCTGTCCCGTTTTAAGGCATTCATTGTAAACCCTATTTAGAAGACCTATTTTGAATTGCCCATAATCAGAGATATATTTTACGTAACCATCCCAGTTCTTTGCCCTGCTATACATCATTATATGCCAAGCGTCCGGATGCTTAATCCGGAACATTTCATACAACTTATTTGTGAACTTAGCAGGGCCAGATAATTCACAAACATTGCAGTTCTTTATGGTTATAGTTATCATACCTTATTTCTTGAAAGCATCCCAATCTACATGTTCCGATTTAGGCCTAGATACTATATTAAATCTTGCCATGTAATTAATAACTCTTTGTCTAGCCTTGTCATTAGATAGATCTTCTATCTTAGGTATACCATTACAGAATTCTAAAGCATAGAACTGAGCTTGAACAAAGGTTTCATAGTCAACTCCAACTTCATCAGCTAATTTTCTTGCTCTTACAAACCATACATACTCTTGAGGGTTTTTATCGTAAGTATTATTAATCCCTATTCTGTCAAGAATCTCTTTAGTATAATATTCATATACTTCTCGGGTATACTGGGGAGCTGAATCTTCTTTTACTTCTCTATCTGCTTCGTATACATCCATAATCCAATTAACTCTCTGATGTAACCAATTAGCACAGAAGTTATAGTTAACCCTCTTTGCTTGAGACATGAGCTTAATACCAGTTGTTACAAACTCAATATATCCTTGACGAGGTTCAAACCTAAACTTTTGACAGAACTCGTTTACAACAGGTACTAATTCTTTTACTGATGCCCATTGTAAATCTGTTTGCTTTATTTTAGTTACTCCGATGTGTTTGAGTTGGACTCTAGTAGAATAGATGATATCTGCTAATAAGTTTGCATCTCCTATACTTCCTGAAGCTCTACGAACAGCTTGAGTTTGTACCCTTTTATCCTCTCCTACCACTGAACGATGGTCCAAAGAGTATTGCCTGGCTTTAGTGAAGAACTCATCTACGAATTCTTCAGATACTCTACCCCCCATTTCCTTCCATAATTTACGGAATAAAGTTTTAGAGATATGTATAGAAGGTTCTCGTTGTGCCATTATAATTTTAACTGTGATTTTATAGTTAAAAGTTCTTGATAAGTCTGATATGTCGTCTCTCGTACATATTCTAAAGTCCTTTGTTTACCCAGTGAATTTACATCCTCGTTATCTGGGAGGAATACTACCTTTACCTTTTTGAAGGGCACCAACTTAAATGCCAGATCTAATGCTTTATCTTTAGCATCGGGGTCAATCAATATTATAAACTTCTCTACTTGGCTCTTGATGAACTTGTTTACTTGCCATCTTGAAACTGCCTTACCTCCGGTTGCAATCCCATTCTCTCCCAAAGTTTCAGCATTGATTGCACCCTCACAAATATAAATGGTTCGGTATATTTCTAGAGCATCTGCATTATATATAATAAAACTCTTTCCCAAACCCGTTACATCTACTTCTGGATTGTTATATTTTGGGCCAGCGCCCATATATAATCGGGCATTGAAGTAAGTTAATTGCCCATGCTCTGTAAAAGGAATAATGATATATCCAAGATACTTACCTGTGTTACAATATCCCCATCCTTTACGAGCTAACTCCTCTATCTTAAATCCCCGTTTCTTAAGGTAATTCCTGGCAGACCTTGCCAATAGAGAAGTGCCCATAGATATGTTCTTGAATCCCTCTGGGAGGAAGAACTCTTTCTTACCTTTTAACTCAACCTTCTCTTCTTTGAATACATATCCAGAATAATCTCCTGATTCGAGTATAGATAGTACTTCTTGAAAACTATCTGTACTCTCCAAATACATTACCAAACTTATAGGAGAAGGATGTTCACCACACTTAAAACAATTACATCGATTGTTTGAAAGGTTGATACCAAACTTCTTTTCTCCTCCACAGTAGGGACAGTCTGACTTCATCCATGAGTGTCTGTAGTCAAAGGCTCCTATCTTCCTCATAAAGTATTGATGGAGCCTACCCTTGAAATTACCATTAAGCTTCATAATACCCAGTCTTTATTTTATGTACATACCTATTCATACTACGTGTTGATATACCCCAGGCTTTAATTAAAGCCTTTATTTTAGTCTTATCATCTATACATTTTAATAAAGTCTGATATCTAACTTTAGTGAGTATTGAACGAGGATTCCTGAAGCATTTGAGTTGTTTGATACCAGGACGGTGTTGACCTTTTGTACTTCTACCATCACTAACCATTTGTTGAGAATTTTCTTTATAGGTACCCCAATATAAGTTCTCAACCCGGTCGTTGGATTTATTATTATCTTTATGACATACACAAGGTTTATTTTCTGGATTAGGTATATAAGCTTCAGCCACTAATCTGTATACTTTCGGATTATATCTTTTACCATTCGAATATAGATGAACTATATTTCTACCTGTACGATAGTGAGGATGTATAGTTACTTCACGATTACGCCTTATATTATATACCTTTCCATCTTTAGTTACATGGTACAAAGGAAAACCTTTTATATTGCTGTTAAGTCTCATATCGTAAACGAAAATACCCGACCATGAATAACATAGCCGGGTAATTATTACTTATTAACTGGTAACTTCTGACATAATTCAGGAACTAGATGATGGATTATATATCCTCTACGAATCTTCACTAATTCTACTTTGGCTTCTTCTAACCTTAGGAAAGAATTCTTATAAGGTACCTCATACCTATCTATATCTTTATACCCCATAGTTCTATGGTTAGGAGTAACCTTATCCCAATTTATAGAAGCCTTTTCTGAAGAGATGGGTACCCACTCACGGAAGAATACTCCTAAACTATACCTCTCTTCAATTGGACATACAACTTGATATCTGTTACCTGATTGCCTTCTTAAACATATTTCTTTGGAAGCTCTCCTACGAAATATCTTCAATAATCTTACATTCATAACTACATGTGTTCAGTAGCTTGGAATACGCCAATATGAATATTATAATGACAGTGAGGGCAAGTGATGCACTCTTCTCCATTATGCTCTGGACCATAACTTGAATCCAAGAATACTTCCTTCTCATTGAAAGCTACCTTGGAATTACAATTTTTACAAACTGTAGTCCTCTCCTGAATTTTAAGAGGCTCTGTAGTAATAACTCGTGCCATACAATTTTAATTATTTAAGGTTTAACTAAATATCACCTGATGTTTTACTTCTCTTTTCTGGGTCTGCATTGGGATTACTTACCCTTTTCTTTTTCTTAAGTAAATCATCTACCTGTTTACCCATGGACTCATCATATTTTGCTCTGGCCTCTTTAGAGAACTCCTTCATACGTTGTCTTTCTGGGTCCATATTAAACATTACTCTACCAGATGGAACTCCATCACGTTGAACTACAACTTCCATTCTCATGATGTTATGTTCTTCTTCGTCCTGAGTAGAATTTAATCCCATGACGCATTTTGCATTTCTTATTATAGAAATAGCTGATGCTATATCATTATCCTCGTATCGGGTTTCTTGATGCTTAGCACCTTCTCTGGTAACATGTTGGGCAGTCCAAATAGCATCTAGTCCCAACTCATCTCCCATATTATCTATATCTATATATACATTGTTGATACGTTCTACATCGTCCCTATCTCGAGCAATAGAAGCCAACTTTGCAGCATAGTCAATCATGATAACATGGACCTTAATACCCTTCTCTGTTTCTAATTTCCTAACTAGATTAGTGATGGTATTACAATCTGCAATGGTTGCAGGTACACGCTCCACAATAAACTCTACACCAAGACGTTTATATTTACGCATGTGCCTTTGCTCCATCTTATCATAATCACCAGTTAACATCTCCCTCTTGGTCTTATTGAGAGTAGACTGTATCATACGATCCATTAACTGGTTCTTACCATTTTCAGTATCTATGTATAGAACATTCTTCTTCATTGCCAGATATCCCCGGGCAATATTGATAAGTGCAAATGTCTTTCTCCGTTTAGGGCGATCAATCAAAACGAAAAGAGAATTCTTGGGATATCCATCTCCATTACCCAACCTATTCAACTGCCAAAATGGAGTAGGAACTACATCTGGATCAACCTTTCTCATGAGTTGTCTCATTGCAGTTCCACTAACCATAAGCAAAGGCTCGTCTTTCTTTTGTGGTTTTGAATTTTGTAATATTTTGGTTAACTTAACCTGATAAGTTTCATAGGAATTGTAATCCGAAAAATCCATACCTTCATTCAAAGCTTTCAACTCAATGTAGGCAATGAATTTATGTATATTTTCCAGGACAATATCTACATCTTTTAGAGGTTTATTGTAAAGCTCAGATATTAAACTATGAATATTAGGGATATCATCTTTAGTAACCAAATCAACATAATCCTTACCTTCTAGCAAGGTTTTAACTTGCTCTACCATTAAAACCTCACTTGGTATTCGTTGGTACTTCTTTACGAATTTTACCAAGGCTTCTACTACTAGGGAGTGTTCAATTAAAGTAAAGTACCCAGGTTTTATCTTTGGAACATATAGAAGAGCTTCCTTCCCTTGTACCAAAAACCTAAGTACTTCTAATTGAAACTCGATAGAGAACGTAAACTTGTCACAAGAATTTAACCTCTTCTTTACCCTATTTTGTTTCATATATTATATAATATTCATGAGTGTATAATCAATAGTATCTGCTAGATAATATAGTTCTCTAAGCTCATCTTTGAACATGCTTGAACACAGACGGTGAAATAATTTTGATAAAATTCATACAAGTTGTTACTTTATTATTTATATTTGCATTGTTAAAAATCTTTACTACTATGAAAGGCAACAACGGAAGTGAATTACATCGTTTGACAGAATTAAAACCTTATGATGAGGATTTGTTTAATAGGTTATATAAAACCTGCAAACCTTTAATACGTAGGCTGACGAGGGGAGTTGATTCCAGAAGATTTAATCTCACGCCAGATATTATTAACTCTTTCTTCTGGGATAAGTTCTTGTATGTATTTAATAAATACCAAGACGAATACGATGAGGAAAGGTTAAAAGCAACTCTCTTGTCTTCCCTGCAAACTTATAAAAGTAAGTTGTTAAGAAATGCTTATACTAAACAGGCAGAATTCAATCAAGAGTTAACATCATTCGAGGTATTATTTGACAATAATAAAGAATTACTCGATGACTCGGATGAAACTCGGATTAAGGAAGAGCAATCCCAAATATTTCATCAATACATGAAGGAACACCTTACTCCGGATGAATACTTGGTTATGCAGATACAACTTGAACCTCCCAAGTGGTTTGAATCTCGTATCAAAGATTCTCACGGTAAGTTATCTATCCTTCACCTGATAGATTACTTTGAGTTGCCTAGAGATAAGTTTGCAGTTAATATGTTCTCCAGAATGAGAAAGACCATACAGAAAACTTTAGAACAAGCTGCAGTAGATCTTAAACAATGAAAAAGGCCAGAGCAAGGTTATTGATAACCTCACCCCGGCCCCACTTAACCAACTCAACTATGGTTCAGTTTAGAAAGGATATAAGGGACGATTGATACAATTAGTGAATAACTCCAACATATCTTCTGGAGCAGTAAAGGTCGTAACAGTTCTAATATAAGTAGTTATACTAGTTCCACTTGAAGCATTGTGTTGTATATACGGGCTTAACTTAAGCTTAGGATAAACTCCACTAGTGCCAGTGGTTTGAGCAAATATCTGGTACTTAAAAGTATTACCATCACCACTCGAAGGCCAGGTTTCACCTCTTACCAAGAGTAGGTTACTCATAATTCCTAAGTTATTAGCTATCCTTTTGACTATATTGGAAGCTAATTCAGCCTCTACACCAGAATCGACTAACCAAGTTTCTAAATCTATATCGATATCTTCTGAATTACCTGCGAGATTCTTAAGGTTAAGAGAAGTTACCAGAGTTATAGAAAATGATGATACTATAATCTTACCACTTATGGAATGTAATTGGGACCCTGAACCTAAGTACTTCTCCAAAAGAGATCTACTATAAACCCGGCCAAAGTTATCGAATACCGAACATACAGCAGTACCAAATCTTGTAAGCCCATCCACTTTGGTGGTATTAACCAAACTAATAGCATGACCAGGTAATATCTTCTCCCCGTTGCCCTGTACAGACACTATCTCAAAGAAAGCCATAGGATAGGCCTGACTTGGTAAACTACTCAGATTCAGAGTACCGTCCCATACTTGATCTTTACTGAGGGGTATATTTAGAGCTGCATTAGCCAAACCCCAATCTCCGGGATTAAGAGTGGATTGATTTATATATGGCTTGATTGAATAAATTACTAGCCCTCCACCAGCTTCATACCACTGATAGTTTATCCTTTTTGTTACTGGACTAGAACTTGTAGCTAATACACAACCACTGATTATCAGTTTAGTAAATACGAATTCGTCTTTTTCACTAACACTGTTTATGGTGTATTCGGCTTCTACTCCAAAGCCCCAACTACGCATTTGATTACTTACTCGTCTAGCTAAGTCCCCTACTTCGACTGGTACAGTACTCTGTTCTAATACCCTTACCCTATTATCCAGTCTCATCAAAGAAAAAGGATTCATTCCAAGGGGTTTAGCAGGTAATATACCCTGATATGGGTTGATACAGAGTTGATATCCAATAGATTGCATTAATTCCTTCCAATCGGGCAAAAGAGTATTCCAGGAGGGTATCCAACCTATCATGTATACCCCTAATAATGTATCAGTATTAGAATTAATAGATACACTACTTTTTTTGGTTACCCAGTCCAATATTTGAGGGTAGTTCATATCGACTATCTTGTCGATATAATACTTTGGTTCTACATGGGCATTTGTTAACCACGCTACTTTGAAATTAGAGAGGCTCGGGACTGATTCATCCTTATTATTATTAGCACTATACCTATGAGTAGCTATTAAAGCAAATGTTACCATTTTAGATGGGTTAGACATATCTGGCCAACCTCCAGGAGGGTTTTCAGTGAGAGTCAGTATATCTGGTGCTATTGAAAGAAGCCCATCTGGAGTAATAAAGGCATTGAACACCTGACCAGCCGTATTATCTTTATTAGAAAGAAATACTCTTCTTGCACCCCTTTTCATATCCTCACGATCGGATGAGAATATACTACCTATAGTCAGGGTATTTTTAGTAGTATCAACCCAGTCGAATCCACATACGGGACCAGTTCCATTGGCTATGGCTATGGGTTCCATCACCTCTTTGGACTCTATAAGATCTCCGTATACCTGATAAAGTCTCGGTTGTACTACTCCATTAACAACCTGAGTTTCGTTATTCTGTGCCATGATTATAATTTTAACCTATCGAGATTATCGTCGATAAAAATTAAAGCTTTAGTTAATGACTCCACCAGTCTCTGGTTCACTGAATCGTCTCCTAGTAACTCCACATCGTCGGGATTATCCTGGAATAACCACTCAAGAAGTACTCCCCAGTAATTATTACCCATCAGTACAGTGAAGTTAGCTTCCTTATCTGGGTCACTATCCGAGAAATCGGTTCGGTGTTTATATCCGTCGGTAGTAGGGAAGTCCTTCTGAAGTTGTTCGAATATTACCGTGGCAAATAAATCTGAACGAGTTTGTCCCTTGGTGGTATATATTTCAAATCCTCGGGCAGTACACCATTCATTTCCCATGCCTGCGGCATTGTTATGAAGTGAGAGCAGAAATTTAGTTCCCCCTCGAGGAGTATCTAAGTTATTTGCAATCTCTTTTCTTCTAGACAACCCGATTTCGGTGTCTTTGGTATTGGTGAATGCTACTTCAAAACCCTCATGTTTGAGACTTTCAGCTAACATTTTACCTACTTTCCTACTCCATAAATATTCTTTATGTCTACCATCTGGAGATTGTTTCCCTGCCACATCTGACCCATGAGCAAAATCGATTATGGGCAATAACCTTCGTGCCATAGCTATAGTTTTTTAAGATACATTAACTTTAATCCATTTAGATACATACCCACTGATTGGTCCATGTTAGAAATTGTAAATTGGTCCTTTGGTATATATATCTGTTCTATTACCATGTCTTTTATTGCCTCATTATCTTGAGGCTCAAAGATATTTGCCAGAGATTTACCATTACAAGTAAAGTTTGATAACAGTCCACATAACTCAGAATACTCATTGTTTACCAAACTATCTACCTTCTTTACAACTGATTCTTTGTTGTCGATGTGATTCTCAAATCGTATGCGCAGTATAGCATATTTCAGGATATGACCTAAGCTATTAAATTCTCTGCGTATCAATATTTGAGCTTCAGTTATACCTATGGTAGAGTCAGCGGCTCCCTCGAAGAATTCTTTTACTTGTTGGGAAGATTCAGAGACTACCGATACCTTTTTATTTAAGTTCCAGATGGTATATATAAACATTACTACCATTACAAGAACTAATACCATGAAGATACCGAAGATTACCTTTAGAGCCCCATAATTAGAAGCTGCTTCTGCCAGCTCAATCGAGGATTTGGTTAAGGATTGAACGGCATGGTTAAGTTTTTGATCTTCCTGAGCAAAAGAAGATAATAAAGCTATTAGAGGCGCATTAAACATATACAATGTAAATTAAGGCAGTGGTTTGTTCAAATACAACAGAACTGTCTCCTGGTTCAAAATATTTTACATTTACGGGTAGGTACTTGTTGACAATATTTACCAGAGTCTCTCTTACCTTATCACTATAGTCGGATGGATGTTCTGATTGTATTTGTTCCTTTTCAGCCTCTATATCTTCTTCGGTGGCATTGGGATTCATCAGCTTCCACTCTTCCAACAGTTGTTCTTGAATCTCCTGGTCTTTCCTTACCATAAAGTCCCATTGACCCTTTGGTATACCAATAGTGAGAATCATTGGGACACATTCCCAACAATCGGTCTCGGTGTCGTAAGTAGCAGAAGGAGTATCGAAGTGTGAGATAGTATCATAGTTTACAGAACCATCTCCGATGGCTTGAACTACTGAATCTTTTGTACTCTCATCTACCTCGGTAAGAGTAAAGGTTACTCCATAAAAACGACCCAATATTTCATAAAACCGTTTTGTTCCTCGTATCTTATACAAGGATATGGCGTATCTTAGAACTAACCGGAAATCAGCCGTAGGAAAACCCCTGTCTTCTTTTATCCAATTCTCTAGATTCTCCTCTGTATAGGGTTCACCCTTAGTTAGTACACCGTAAGCATAGGGGATGAACCCAAAGTATTCCCATAGATAATTCAGGAATATTGGATTAGCTTTATCTACATCCAGACATTCCATGAAGTTATCTATATCGGGCATTACCTCAGTATCGAAATAACCAGAACATACATCTATGAACCTTTCGAATATACCTTTGCCTTCTGAATCCTGGTAGGTATCATTGGATTTATAGTAATGGTCGAAAAGGTTACTGAAGATGTAATCCCTGAAGAATGTCTTCGCTGGATTAAACCACTTCATTGATTGTGAGTGTTATATTATCCGAACTGATAGTAGGGATATTGTAGTTGTGAGGAATTAGATCTACCAGTTTACCATCGCTTCCCATCGGTTGAGTGGTTAATTGATATACTGTTCCGTTTTCATAGTTTGCATTTTCGACGGGTAAGTTAATAGTAAGGCTAAACTTAGACTTGGTCAGAGTTACCTCAAGAGGTTTACCATACTGACCCGAATATAAGGCACTACCAGATAACTCCTTATTAGCATATACCTTATAGAAAGCATTGCCATCTTCTATCACAGTCTGTATATAACAATTCTCGAAATCTGATTCCGGAGTAGAGGTTGTAAATGATATCATCTTGAAGTAGGTGATATTCAGTGCGGGCACTGATACTATCTCTTCCGTATTCTGAGAGTTGATATTTATGGCTATCGGGTACGGCAGTAAGTACAGCTCGGTTATGGTAAGGAAATCAACCATGGGCTGATTATCCATGAGAGCATACAAGTCTGACTGTCTTACTGGCTTATTTATGTCTGAGTTCTGATAGTTATAAGCATCCAACAATGCTTTCTTTACCTGGTTGCTTATATCTATGGATTTGAAAGACTTCCTACCGGTAATTTCGGCCGATAAATAAATCTTAGCGGCATGTGTAGAGTATACACTTACTCGAGTAGTTAACACCTTAGAAGATTCCATCCTTTGCTTTACATTGTTAATAAGCTCAGTGCTTGCCTCTGAACCACCGTCTGGAGTAATATATACCTCAACATACTTTCCGCAGATGTAGTTACAGTAAGCTTTATCTACCCCGTCTATCAACATAGCTATGGCTTCATAATCTTCTTTAGTGATAGCTACTCCGAGAGTTCTGATACTCAACGGTATGTGTTCTTTAAGTGTATCGAAGTCTTCATAGTCTGAGCCTCCAGTAGCAGCTATGGTATTAGTAAGAGTAAGACCAGAAGTCACATCCGTCATTACCTCAGGAACTTTGTCAAACTGGTTTGCAGGTATGTTACCATTTGTACCATAAGTCAGATAGTACTGACCCTTAATGAGTGAGCCTATGGTTGGTTTCCTACCAAATTGACCATCTCCAAATACCAAGTAGGGAGTAAGAGTAGTATCAAATTCTACCTTGTATACTTTATCACCAGGACCCGAGTAAGCAAAGGTATCAACTAAAGTCCAAGCTTCTCCATCAATGGTAAGCACCATAGAACCCTCTACATACTTCTTATCAGTAGGTAAGTCTCCCAAGGTTATGATGATATCATGAGAAGTATAAGTACCCAGTTCTACTTCTTCTACTACCTCCTTCTGAGCTACTGGTACTTTATATGTGTAAGTACCCTTTTCAATAGTTACATTGCGAGTGGTTATCCACTGTTTCCCATCCTTTGAATTGAATACGGTATTCTGGGGTACTTGTATATCTACTGGGAAAGGACTCCCATCTTGCATGTATACTGTCAAGTCTACTGAAGATGGGATAGCTGACTTTATATGGTAATCCACTAACTTAGCATGTTTGTATAGGGATGAATACCTTCTACAAGTGGGAAGGAAAGCTTCCCTTGCCATACCATCGATGTAGTAGTGTATCACCTCGGCTATACCAGCAAATATAGAGAGTGTAAGGATGAATATATTACCCTCACTCATATCCGTTATCTCTGGAACCCTTTCACTCAGGGATTGAATAAGTTTGGCTTTTATGTCATTATATGACCTTTGAAAAGGTGTAAGCCATGGATTGCTAGTAGACATCTGTGGTTGAGTTGTTTAAGTTATACTGAAAGTTTAACTCTTCTATCCTTTGGGAATCTTGTACCTTAAAATATATTAGGAGTCTTATAGATTCTTTAGTCGGTTTCAGAGCAAGTACTTTTAATGCCGTTATCCGAGGTTCCCAGGCTGCTATACCATCCTTCACGAAATTTCTAATCATAAGGTTGAGAGCACTTGTGTTGGGTTCTTCCAAACATTCCCAGGTTCGAGAACCAAAGTCTTCTTGTCTAAATCTTTGGCCTATCTGATAGGTTAGGATAGCTGTGAGATTCTGCTTTATTAAAGCAACATCCCCTCGGAGTATATACCACCCTATCTTTGGTACTACTCTTCCATCTGGCAGCTGTACTGATTCTGGTTTCCCATCACTCCCGAGGGCTTGTTCAAGCTTTATCGGGAAATAGGCACCACTACCAATAGTGTTGAGTTGATTATAGTTTGCCATCAGTTAGGTTGTTTAATTGTTTCACTTTCAATATCCTCCACCTTGGTCTCTTCCAATTTAGAACCAGCCCAAGATGCAGCAGCAGTTTTCAAAGCAGCACCTCCGTCTTGAGGTTTAGGGGCCCAATTAGTGAATGTCTGCTTTATTTTATTTAGGTCTTGCTCGATTTTGTTTAACCTTTCCACTACTGAATTGGATTCAGGAATACCAACTTCTCCCCCCTGCATTATAATGTTATTCGCATCGACGTTTATGTTACCGTCTAGAGACTTAACAATTATATCTTGTTGGATTATTGCAGTTAATACTCCCGATTCACTTTCATCCAGTATAATCCTATTGCCTTTGGGTGTAATAAACCCAAGTACATGGGGTTTGTCTAAGTCAGGAGGCATCTCTCCGATTGCCCAGCCATGATAAGACCAGAGGGGGTGTCTTGGGTCTCCATTTTCAAATTCTACATATACTATAGAACCTTCACGAGGAGATAACCATTTGAATCCAGAACCAGGACCTCCTTGTTGATGCTTAGGATAGGCCCATACTTCTACACCTCTTAGTATACTCGGGAGATGTACACATACCTTGTTTTGAGAGTCAGGGTCATTAGAAGTTATTACTATACCTCGATAGGTAGAATAGAATCTTCCAATGGCCTCTATACCTCTTTGTTGAATTATTTCGTATAAGGTCATTATTCTCTTGGGCTTATGTTCCTACCTACTTGAAAGTCAATTCTTGAATCTACCTCTACTTTATAATCAGCAGGGTTGTCGGGGTTCTGACGTACCACAATTTGACGACCAGCTCTTTGAGGATTCTCCTTGTCCTCTTCTGTCCAAGTTGAAGCTCGGTATCTAGCCACCTCAGCCTTAATCTTACTTGGTATTTTCCAAGCACCCGTAGTATAAGACTCTTCAGCTATGTCATGAGCTTTTTGGAATACTTCCTGAGTATTGACAGAAGTAGATATTCGATTCAGTATAGAGTTACGTGACTTCTTCTCAAAAGTAACCTCAGTGAAATATCCCCCGGTATCAAAGCTATGTTCAACCTCTTTTGCATACCAGTCACCAGAGTACTTTTTACCGACATTCTTTATCTCAATGATTTGAGAAGACTTCATATCGGGGTTACCAACGAACTTGGCTTTTGCTTTAATTTGACTATTCACCGATTCGATGATGTCATTAGACATGAAGCTTCCCATGGTTGTGAATAAAGGGTCAGCTACTACTCGTACACCTGGTACTTGTATTTCTAATTCCATTTCGGCTAATACCTTAGAACGGTCTGAACCGGGATTGTCATAAGGATAATCTCCGTAAGGTCTCTCCTGAGAAGACCCCTGGATGACCAAGCTTACATCGGTTCTCTTCTTCAAAGCATTGTAACCTTGTCTCCATCGATTTTGCCACTGAGCTGTGCTACTGTTAGGAGCATAATCTATGGGATTCAGCTTTACCAACACCTTTCTCCGAATGACAAAGTTAGATACCTCATCTGGTGGTGGTGGAAGACTTACATCAGTTTTACCTGAACGTATTGCATCTTCGAACCCCTTAAGTCCATCTTGATACTTTTTCCACTCGGCTTCTATCTGAGAATTGTAAGCTTTAACTTCATCCTCAGTTAATGAGGGATTTGAAGCTATCTTCTGTTTAGCATCAGTTACAGAGTTATATACTGGAGGCTTTTTAGAAGAATTGTTTACCTGACGACATGTAGAGGTACTTGGTATTATAGCCCTTTCGAACTTTGCCATACGAGTAACATCTCTTGGCTCCATAAGTATCTCAGGCTTATTCCTTCTAACATAAGCATCCGGCTTACATGGGTCATCGTTGGTAGGTATACATTGAACTACCTCTGTTTCCACAGTTTTAGTATCAGGGTCTATACTTGAAGCTTTACCAGCTTCTATACTTTGTACGTATTTAGTTTGAACCCTGAACTCTAACAGTTCTCCAGTTCCACCAGCATAGGTATATGCAAATACCGTTTTACCTGACTGCTTTCCATTGTGTATCTCTATCTTGTTATCACGAGTGTCTACAAAGTTAGGACCTCCTGGCATAGCCTTAACTATACCCACTAACTGAGAGTATTTGTTTAAGAATGTAGCCGAACCTGCAATTACAGTACCTTCTGCAAATGTGGCCGGTATCATCTTTAACTTATATCTATCAGGGTCCTGAGCAGGTTTAGAAAGGTTCTCTGGAGTCAATTCAAGTATTTTTACTCCTACTAACCCATCATCTATCTCCTCAGAGTTTTGTATTTTTGTATAACAAGGTAAGCAAGGCTTACTTTTCTCTTTGCTCTGTTTTGCCATCACATGGTTGATTATCGGTTATTACCAGAGCTGTACCAGCTTTCTGAGAGTAATCCGTTACAATTAAAGGCATCTTACCCAAGGCTAATTCCTTGAATACCTCCAAGTACTCGGTTTTATTACCCACAAATTTTGAAGGTTCGGCTTCCAAGAACATCTTTGCATCAGCAAATTCTATGGTAAACTTTACTCCCTCTGGTGTAAACTCTATCTGATGACTCTTTATGTTGACCAATCTTACAGGACCGGATTTGAAAGAGCTGTCACTGAATATCCATCCCCACTGTATCTTCAAGGGCATCTTGAATTGTAAAGAGGGATGGTCCACTATTCCTACAAAGTCAGTTACTATAGTAAACTTACCTTTGTCTCCTTTACCTTCTGTGTACTTGTAGTTGAAGTTCTCGACTTCCATACCGATGGGAATGCCATTGAACTCGTCCATAATAGGAGAGCCAGCTCCATCGAATATGGCAAGGTATGGAGTACCATTACCGTTTACGAGAATGGGTTTACTATCCTCCATAATTCGGTATGATTAACTCCATATCCTCATGAACATCTTCGAAAGGATTGAGAATATCATTGGCATCCGCAATTACTCCCCACATTCCAGAATCTCCATAGTATTTGAAGGCGATGTTTTGGATTGTTTCTCCTTCAAGTACCGAATGAATTATATGGTCTGAAGATATTGCAGATATATTCCTTTCCAAAGATACATCCCCGTCTGGGAACTTTATTACATAACTGTCCTCATAGGGACTTGTTCCTGGGATAGTAACCATAAGTATTTAATTTTGTGTGCCTACTCTCTCCGTATCGGAGTTTTCTAGAGAATTTACTTCCCCACCATCATAGATTACTCCAGGCGTATACTGCAACTTACTAGCAGGGATTATTTCTTCCCAAGTTCGATTGTTTTTAGTTACCCTTTTGAAGGTGAGTGTTTGGGTTGCACAATTAGGTAGTAGCTTAAGGTCAAAAGGTTGACTTACAGTACTTGCAATCCTCTGACCAGTCTCTGGGTCATTATCATACCTTTTCCTCATACGAGCTGCATTTTGAAAATGAGTTAATTCATATGGAGCTGAAGCTAGTATGAAAAGGTCGTCTTCAAATAATCCAGAATTACCCCACTGAATTCTTAGGGTAGGGGGTGATGCAGAATAACCGTCAGCTCTTGCCCAGGATTCGAGCAATCTACATTTATTCACCACATCGTCTCTGTGTTCAGCATCTACTGAATACCAAGAGATGTCGAATGTTATTGTATCTTCTCCTCCAGTGTAGAAATAAAAGGGGTTATTACGTCCCATGGATTTAACTGCAGCCCAAGTAGCATTAGGTTCTACTCGTAATCTGTCAGGCCTGTTTTGAATCACTAAACTTACAGCGGGTGATACATTCAGGTTAGCAATAACAATGTCGTTCTTTATCAGTTCAGAAGTCAACTTGTTTGCTACAGTATAATCTATGGACTTAGCCTTCAAAATCTGTTCAGGAGAAACCCCAGCTGTTTCAGCAGCTATACGATTCTGAGTCCAAGGGTCCTGAGCCTGAGCTAAAGAGAACGAACCCTTTCGGGCTACATGCAGATTCTTTGCGTCATAGGCTTTACCCATCTTATTGGGTTCTGCCTTAGCCATTGGAGAAGTAGCCCTGTTTATGAGTATCAGGGCTCTCCATACTTTATTGAGAGGAGATTGGAATATCCTCCCTTGCTCAAGGTCAACTACTTCTTGAGCTACTTTTCCTAAAGGTTTTCCTATGAGCGATGCCATGATTTATTAGTTTACTCCAGCAGCTACATTTATCTCTGAATCTCTTTCACCAAGGTACTCTTCCAGGAACTTCTTACCATCCATATTGATAGTTAAGTGAGTACCTCTATTTTCCCGATTGTTGAGCTTATCAGTATAAACTCCGAGCATCTGTACTAACCACCGTATCTCTTGGATAGTTAACATTTGGAGATTATCCTTTTGTTTATAACCCTCTCGGCTGGCTTTGATAGCAGATGCCAGGTCATTTGTAGCCCTGGTATTTTCATCTTGAGCAGACTTGTTACCTTTAATAGCACTGTATATCATGGGCCCAAATATGGATATACCAGTAATAGCTAACCCAAGTGGACCTCCGAATAACCCGAGTAATCTAGAACCAAATCCCAGTATGCCTCTACCCACAGAAGCCAAAGCTCCTCGGGATGCCGCACCTGCTGCTGCCCCTGCAGCGGTACCCATTAAACCCCGAGTCATCTGACCCGCATTAGTAGTAGTAACCATTGCAGCAGGTACTGGAGTCCATCCAGAAGCTCCTCTACCAGTTTGGGCATAGTATCTACCATTGGCTCCCATTTTTGCTGGAATATTACCATTATAGAAATAACCGGGTAATCCAGCCATACCTGCAATGATAGTCGCACTTGCTCCAATACCAGCTTTCCTTTGAGCTATGATGGCTCTCTCCATGTTTAAATAACCCTGAGCAGACATAGTGGCTTGAGACCAGCCGCCCATCATTAACCTTATCATGGTTTTGAAGGATACTTGAGAGTCACCATTCAGTAATAACCAACGTGCTCTCAGTCCCATCCAAATAGAACCTATCTTTAAACCAACTGCAGCTATAGCAGCAAATCCCGCTATCCATGGACCAAATGGAGTTGCCATTAGGTCACGAAGCTGAGATATGGCCCAACCGAGCATATCCAGAAATCCCATTATAATAGGATTCTTACCCAGGGCTTCACTGAAAGTAGTCATAAGGTTCTCGGCAGCAGATTGGATAATATCAATTTTACCTGCAAGGGTTTCCATTCGTTTCCCTACTACCTCTTCAGCAAATCCCGCAGAATTGTTTTGTATCTTATTTAACAGGTCAAAGTAACCTTCAGTATCACGCATGATTGCAACTGCAGCACGCATACCACGTACACCGAAGATACTCTTGAATACAGCATTCTGGTCTATAGTAGACAATCCTTGAGTAGCTTCTTCTATTTTACCTAAGATTATGGCAAAATCTTGGAGATCTCCATTTGCATCCACAAAATCCTGTTTACTCAGTCCTAATCTAGCTAAAGCCTTAGCTCCCTTAAAGTTAGGATTGGTTAATGACTGAGTCAGGTAGTCTGCCATATTTCTTATAGAAGTACCTGCCATAGAACCCTGAATACCTGCATTACCCAGAGTACCTATCATGGCAGCTACTTGTGGTAACTGCTGTCTCAGAGTTACCATGGATGCAGCTGAGTATTTTATAGATTCAGCTAAGTCTGCCATGGATACATTTGATGACATAGCCGCCTTAGTAAGCTGGTCTCCAACTACATTAGCTGCATTTTGACCCTCTAATTTGAAGGTCCTCATGATATTGGTCAGTAAGTCAGCTGTGCCTCCTTTACCTCCCAACTCCATGCCCGTGGCATTAGCCATCATGGCTGCACCAGATATCATTTGCTGAATCTGGTTTGCATCATTACCTGCCATTGCCAAGTATTTCATACCTGAAGCTATATCCCTTGACATGAACATGGTCCTTAAACCTAATGTCTGGGCAGTTTCGGATAACCCAGACATTTGATTTTCGGTAGCTCCAGATATAGCTCCCACTGAAGTCATCATGTCTATGAAATCAGCTCCGGTTTCTATAGTAGTGGTTAATGTTGATACTATCGAACTGGCCACACCACTGGCTATATTAGCGTACGACTGAACTGCGGTTAAGTTAGCCTGTACAGCATTCTTAGCATCCCTATGTAAACCTCGGATGACTGAGCTAGCTTCTCTTGCCTGGTTTGAAAACCTATCTTGAAGGACAAGGGCCACACCTATCTCTAGTTGTCCTGCAGAAGGACTACCACTTGTAAAAGCCATATAGTTTCAGATTTATCGAACAAAAGAGAGCTGCCCTACTTTCCTTTGGGCAGCTCTTTCTCAAGGGCATTGTAATATGCTTCGGCGGCTTCTATAAATTTCTTCCTTCGCCGCCAGGGGAGCTTTGCTAGAGTGTTAAAGTCAATACTAATATTAGCTTTAACAATGTATAGATATACATCTTCTAGTTCTCCCGTGGGTAGAAAAAATTATCTACCGCCATCACTGGTACCATAATCTTCTGTCCCGTTTCGGGGTCTTCGATTTGAGTAGTACCGTGGAATAGGGGGTCAAACCCTTTGATAGCAGACCTTATGTCCATCATATCTTTTGGGCTGAACATCCGGAAGTTCTTCACGGGTTCATAGTTGTCACCAACCCTCAGTTTGAGATTACGAGCGACTAACTCCTGATTTTTGGTACGTTCACTTGCGGGGAGATTTAAGACGTAGGCTTCCCCGCGGGCATTGAGGAGGTCGAAGCACATCTCCTTTCCACTTTTGGTAGTGAAGTGTATTTCAGAGCTTTGTTTAGATACCGGGTAGAATGGAATGGCATTTGGTTTTGCTTCCATCTCTTCCATAGTAGGAACTACTCCATAATCGAAAAGGAACTCTTCCCGAAGGTTTATTTCATAATCTACCTCACGAGTCTGACCATCGGCAGAACCGTCCCAAGTATACCTGAAATCGAGAATCTCTCCTAAAGAGAATATCCGAGAGTTTATCATGATGGCATACCTATCTAGTGAAGGCATTTTCTGCACATCCTCGGGAGTTAATAATCGATTGGCGGTCATATCGGTATCAGTTACAATGCCTGCAATGAACTTAGAGATATTCATGAAGGTTTTGGCATCTACCGGGTTGGAAAGGATATCATCATCCTCTCCATTCTGTTCCCTGATAGTTACTTCGTAACCGCTTGGGAGTTTGAAGGTAAGTTTTTTACCATAAAGTGTTTGTTCTTCCATGTTGTTGAGTTGTTAAGTATATTCCCCAGATTATAGTCTGAGATAACGAAAAAGGGAGAGTTCATTACTGAGCTCTCCCTTTGTGATTCACTATTACAGCTTCTCGCAAGTATCTACTGAGAACTCTAAATCCTCCAGAGTGTTGTCCGAACTCATTCGGTCTAAGTCCTGTCCGTTTACCTTGCAAGGCCATACTCCAGTACAAGTCCAGGAGTTGAGGATAGATACTCCATCCTCGGCCAGCTCATTGATGAGTACGGTTTCCTTGTACTGACTCGGTGTTAAACCTCCCCCGAGCAGCATATCCTGTACTGACATCAGCCAGTCCCATAACCAGGTATCTGAACCAGAAGTTGTCTCCAGCTTAGATGCAGTTAAGTTACCAACTGATACCCTGCCACCGGTCTTTACGTCGTAGTTTACATCCCCGTGTGCAACCTGTTCGATACTTATCTCAGGTACAGTTACCTTCTGAAAGAGGAAGGGGTTGATGGGGTGCTTGACAAATATTATTTGCCATAAGAACTTCTTCCTCGGGTTTTTTACTTTAGCTCCTGCCATAGTATTTATCGTATTTATTTGTTAGTTATTCTGGGCAGAGATGGATACTTCACCGGTGCTCTTGTTTACAGCAATGTCGATGATAACATCCATTTCGATATCCTGCATTGGAACAACCTCCTTATACTTCAGCTGAGCCCGATATTTACCCTGGCGAACGTCGGCCTCATTGTTTATCTGAAGCTCTTCGTAACTCTGGGCATCCTGGTCACCTATCCACTCATAGGAAGTGATGGCATTGCGGGTCTGCAGGTCATCCAGAATTTCTTTTGCTTCGTGATAAATGAGTTTCCACGTATCGAAGGTATTGGGCTCTTCGATGTAGCTCTCTAAAATCGGCCGGAGGTTTTTCTTCAGATAGAGATTGAGACGAACTATGGAGATGAATTTCTCCGAATCGTCTACTGGGTTCGAAGTGAAACCATGCCAGAGCATAGTGCGCTGACCCTGGGTCCTGGTGTTCTTTATTACGAACAGGTTCATGTACCACTGAGCGAACTCGTTAAGAGTATCCACTTCAGCAGGTCCTCCCAAGTTCTTCATCACCGGACCGAGTGCCGATACGATTACACCCCGGTTCATACCGGAGAACGAATACCAGGGACCGTAGGTAGAAGCGCAGATGGCATCGAGTCCCACTACCGAACCCAGCACATCGCATTTCTGGAGAGAGCCATTCTCGTTGTAATACTTGATACCACCTCCGAAATATGCCACTTCTTTCTTGGCACCAATGGTCTGTACCAGAGTCTTCAGTGCCGAAAGGGTCTCTTCGGGAGTTGCTGGGGTACGAGTGTCAGGAGCATACTTAGGCACTTCCACATACAACATCTGTTCGAAGATGTTGTGTACATCGGCAGCTACAGAGGTATATACCTTGGTATAATCCGTAGGCAGATGCTGATGTATGTGAGAAAGGATTACCGAATATGCCTCGTAGTAGGCCTTGCTTGCCTGATATGCCGAGAGCCATTCGTCTGCCGTAGGAGTAGCCCCTGCATTACCCTCAGTACACTGCATGTATACGTTGGTATCGGAAATTTCCTCGGCATCCACGGTACCTTCCGTTATCTTACCCACAGTAATCATCGAGTTCCAGTTGGAGAACTGACGAAGAATGGATATGATATCTTCCATGGTCTGAATACCGGTTGCCAGATTTGCCATGGTACCCTGACCATCGCCTGCCTTACCCTGGATTGCCTCAAAAGTGATGTTGGGAGCATTATCCAGGAAGTTCTGCAGAGTATTCACATTTATAGAAGGATTGGTTACTCCCTCGGAAGTGTTTGCAGATACTGCCGAGAAGAACAGCATTTCGTTGAGCATGCTGTCGTACGTCGGAATATTGGTAATATCATCCCGGCCACCATACTGAATGATGCTTGCACGGAGTGTTGGTTCCGTGGATACATTCAGCTTCAGGTAAAAAGGACGATTGAGATTAACTCCCGTATCATCCAATACCGGAGAACCAGCCTCTCTAGTACGTATGGCCATGTGCATAGAGAGACTGTTCTCAGCCCCATTCGGGTCGGAAATAGTAATGGAAATAACCGAAGAACCGTCTGGTACCGATACCGAGGGAACTGCCCAAGAAGAAGCCGGTGTTACCGACATAGGCTTTGCCCAACCATAAGTAGCCCCAGCTCCAGCTACTCGTGATACCCGGACTTTTGCACCCATTTCCAGGGCTTTCATGATGTTTGATACCGAACCATCCGGAACTATTTCCGAACCGAAGATGCGAGTGAACTGTGAGGGAGTTGCAATCAAGTCCTTCGGGTCTTCGAATGGACCCTTAGTAGTACGGGCTACTACATTGATTACACCCAACAGAGGTACACTTGATTGTACATTCAGGTTCTTAAAGTTGAACCTTACTCTTGGAGTCTGTGGCATATAATTATTGATTAAGGTTATGATAGTAAAAAAGAATCCACCTCCACGTACCCTCAAGTAAGAACCAGGGTCGATTGGAGGTATAGGTGGGTCAGGCTCCTTGGGGAACCTTCAGAGTGTAATCGGCATTTTCTAGAAGCACGGAAATATCTCTTATTGGAGTAATTACCTCTGGAGGAGTGTTACCATCTAAGAGGCAATCCTGTACTTCAAATTGGTATACCTTTTCCATCAACCCATTATCCAAATCCGGCATGTTATAAAAATTAACTATCCGGAGGAATATATTTCCTGTGAATAGAAATTTGGGTTCTTCGTATGGTTTTAGGTAGCCTCTTTGAGGAACTGCCCAGAACATAATCTGATGCAACAGTCTCATGTGTTCTGCGGAATGAGCACATAGTCTTATGTTCATGTATTGTGATAGGGTTTCATAGGGTACTTCAGTTGCAGTGTAACCTATGCCCTCTTCTTTCTCTATTATCTGTCTCGGTAGTCCAATATCTCCAGGATAGAATCCTTCGGAATCAACCACGATACGGGGGGTTTCTTTTATACCTTTTGAGTGATTGTTACCCACTCCGAATATACTGACGTAGAAACCCTTTTCGTCAGTGATCTTTTTCAGGTCTTCTTTAAACCGTTCAGCATTTGCTGCACTGGTTGGAAGATAGTCTTCTGGGTTTATAGTGTAGCCCAACTTGATAGCCATATTTAATATAGCCACGTATATGGACCTCTCTATAATTTCCTGAGAATTTACCATTTTACTTGATTGGGTCTTACACCATACTTTTGAAGTTCTTTACGTATCTCCGTTAGGATAAGTTGCTTGAGCTTATTCTTACCACCCGCGGCTTTAAGAGATGGTGCCCACACGGGCCGAGGTGGAATCCTACCATCGCTGGAACCAAATTCCAACATAATGGCTAGTTGGTTTAGTGTTAGCTTCTTCTGAGAAGAGCGTCTGGTTCCGATTGGTAATCCTATTAGAACCCTCGATTTATACCTATATAACCCAACTGACCTCGAATAGAGACCAGTCAGGTTATAAATAGGATGTTGTCCCCACCTTTCAATGGTAGCTGGAGATAATGGTTGCCAAGTTACTCCACCACCCATCGGCGGTATACCCAAAGTTAATGACTTCTTTACGATTGCAAGGAGGTTACGTGAGAATTGACTCACAGCTTTATCATATCCCCTCTGCATACTTGGCCCAAGGTTACTGACTAAAGATTCTACCTTTTGCCATTCACCATTTAGCTTTACCTGAAGTACAAGGTCAGATACTTTGGGAAGTGTGATATTTACCTTCCTTGCCATTTGTGTTAAAAATGTTTATCGTAAAAAGCTTTCAGTTCTGAGTAAACAGTCCTTATGATACCATCCTTATGATAATGGAACTCGCCTGCATAACCTTCTACTCCCCCGAGCTTGTTTGCCCATTTTTCAGTCCAGAAGTCGTAATAGTTATTAGCACTGTTATGGAACATACAGTGTAACCCACTACATAGACCCACTGTAGGTAAATATAATGGACCTAATATTCGGGATTGTATACAATGACCAAACTCATGGTCATATACCGGCTCCTTTAATCCAGATTTCTCCGAAAGAAAGATATAGTTTCCCAAACTTACACCGCCATTCATTGTGGGAGCCACATAAAAAGCAGTGCTTCTTTGTTTTAGGATTCTTTTCTCCCCTTTAAGAATTATCTTGTAGATAAGTCCGGCAAGGTTTTGAGGTAATTGCCAAATATACAAAATGATATGCCCAAGAATATGCAGGAACTTACCAAACTTAGTTTTATGTTGGTGTTCTTTTAAGATACTGGACATTGCCTATTCTTTCTTAAGAGATGCCTTTACTTTGAGATAGTGAACAAAATAACCGGCAATGAAATACACTATCGGGTATAAGATGAGCAAGAAAGCTACCAACCCATTGTCCAACCATCTCCAAATGCAGGAGAAGATAATTACTGAAGCTATGGCCAAGGAAATGTATAGCCATCCAAGTTTTGTAATGTTCATGGTTTATAGTTTTAGTTGTATGGAGCCACATTTATAAAGAAATGTTTTACACTTCCCACTACTTGACAGAGTATGGTATACACCTTATAACCTGAGGTAGGTGCTACATCGGCTGCATTCTGGTGCATGTGTATCACACTTGTACTATTTTGTTTTTTGAATGTAGGAGTTATATTATATGCACATATAAATGAAGCTGTTGGGGCTAAATCATTGAAAGTATATTCTAGTAGGGTCAGTGTGGGATTACTTGAACCAGTATACCAAAGGGAATCTTTACCTCTTAGATTCATAGCTACATTTGTACCAGATACATAATTTATCAAAGGGGTTGGACCTATATATACCGCATTACCCTCGTTTATAATGTAGCCAATGATTTGGTCTTCTGTAGCTTGGTCACCTAAATCGCTAAAAGTAGCCTCGAATAGGAAATATATCTCATGAGTTTCTATCACGAGATAGAATGCAGTAAATAAGTCATTCTGAGTATCACCGTCCCACCATATCATACCTATTCCAGAAGAATCTCCAAAGGTTTTAACAGTATTATTACCTGTCATCCATTGTAACTTCCTTAGAACATCTACTAGAGTATCACCGTTTTGGATATAAGGGTCTTGGACATCACCATACTTGGTTATATCTAACCAACCCGATATCTTTAAGTCTGATAGGCTTCCACTGCCGCTTACCTCTTCCCAACCAGAATTGGTACTTACATTACCAGATATATACACTTTATATCCACGGAATAAGGTTTTCTTGCCCTGTACCCATAGTAAATATTCTACTCGTCCCAAAGTAGGCATTAAACCAGTGGCTATAGCTATACCATAATAATTACCAGAAGTTATGCCTGTATTAGATGGTCCATTTACTACAGTAGCAGCATTAGCCACGAAGAACTTTACCTTAGTATTTTGAGTACCGTCAGAAAAGGGGGCTGAATCGTTAAAATCAGTTATTACTAAACTATTAGGGTCAGCCTTACCTTTGAAAAGGTTGGCTATCTTCTGCAGGGTAGTTTTCTGTGTGGCTGATATCTGAATTTGTTCTGTACCAGTGGGAGTTACGTCAGTAAACTGAGAACTACCTATTTCATGAAATTCTGCCATGATATTTATATTTATTGTTTACTTTCGTCTTGTATTCTGTTGCTTATATCCAGCTTTCTGGTCGTCATACATAGATACTATGTTGGAGAATGTGGCTACAATTAAACTATCAGTCATCTGAACTACAGTGAGATAAGCCTCAGCTTGTTGGGCAGTTGTTACTCCGGTAGTTGTAGTCCTAAATACCAAAGTCTTCCTTCTCTCTACTCCAGTAAGGTTTGTGTCTGAAGTTATCAGGGATTCAGAACTTCCTTCTATTCCGGTATAATCAATATAAAAATTATCTCCGGAGCCGTCATCCCATGGTATACTAACTTTTGCCATACTCTGATTATTAAATTAGGGATATAGAGGGGATATCCCACCCCTCTATACCAAAATCCCTTGGTCCTATGCCTTGGGAGTAACCGTAAAGGTAGTGTTGGTGTCCACCGTAACCTGTACTGCCGAACCATCCTGAGGAACATCGACTGAAGTCGGTGCAACTTCGATGAATGGGTCACCTGCAGTCTGATTGAGAGTAGCAGTTGCTTTCTGACCACCATTAGCTGTAGCAATAATCTGTTGCGTACGAGCTTCTATGGTTTCATTAGCTGCAGCACTCAGTGTAAGGCTGAAATTATATTTTGCTTTAGCACCTGGGTCGCCAGCGATTGCAACACCGCTTGTAGCTTCAGCACCGTTTGCCGTAAACTTAATAGCTGCAACATCAGCCCCGATAATATCTCCCGTACCCTTAGAAAAGGTGATTTTGGTAGTGTTTGATACACCGGTTAAGGTTATCGTACCACCATCCTTATCTACTGCCGGGTTAGTATTATCAAACCTGATAAACTCGGCTGCTGGGAGATGATTAGCAATGAATTGCCTCTTCTCAGCTACTCCTGTACCCTCTACTTCAAAGGTAGCAACCTGTGCTAAACGATTCCCTCGGTTAGCTACTTCGGCTTTTACCTGAAGAGTAGTATCACCAGAACCAGATGATGGATTAACTACTATACCGTTCTGTTTTACTTCGGCCATTTTTTTTTTTTATTTGGGTTTAACTTTGAATGTCGTATTAGTCTTTACGGTAGTTTCATCCTCATAGTTATTCATTTCGCTTAACTCAAGGATGTACTTAGTTAACTCTACGTACCTATCGATGTTCTCCATGTAGGAGAGTATCTTTTTAGTTTCTTCTGGAGTTTCTCTCTTCAGTACTACAAAAAAGAGCAAAGCTTCATCATGTGCCTGAGCAACCTGAGTATCACCAGTTGGTGAATAGACCTTTCCATTGATTACGAACTTATCCTGTACCCAGTCAAAGTTCCAATAACCTTCTTTGGTTAGATGTCCATTCTCTTCAAGTGACCTTTTAGTTACATATAATACAATATTTATACCGTCCAGTTCACCTGAAACAGTCTCTTTTAATGAAGGCCAAGTTCTTATGAAGTTGTACTGAATCAATCCGTCCAGAAAGTACGGTTCGTAGTTATTACCAGTATCTTCACCGTAAGACAGAATCTGGTCAAATCTCTTTAACCAGATTAGAGGTTGTTTACCTGCATCCACTTCAACAAAGTCATTTACAATGGCCTTGTATCGGTCCCATACTCCTTTTGTAATCCTTTTCCTCCGTGCCATACCCTATCTCTTTACAGGGAAGCCTGGGTCTGGGCCATCTAATGGTCCTGGCCTCCGGTGGTTGACTACTTTTGGAACTACTACCTTCTTCACTGTTCGGCAAATGGGTAGATAGATGGAAAGTCTTTCAGCAAGCATACACAGATTTTGTTTAAGTATATCAATAACTCCACCTGGTTGCATTGCTTTTATGACATTTGATGAGGTTTTAGATTCAGAGTCAGTATCGTTGAAGAATTCTACCTCAGTTGGACCTGTTTGTATTCGCTTAACCTCACCTGAACCCCGGCTTGACTCTGAAGACTCGGATTCAGATGTAGAGGATGAGTTACTCTCTTTAACTGATTCTGCAGTGGCACCAACCATCAATGAAATCTGCACTACCATATAATCATAGGCTGCCAATTCCATAATTAGCTGGTTTTCTAGAGCTTCGTAATACAACTCATTATTAAATTCCTCTATAGGTACTTCATGATTTACTAGCGGCTGAATATATAGCTGCCATTTTTCAATAAACTGTTGCTTCTCTTTAAGCGTAAGTTTACCGAAGATATCCTCAGGGATATAAGTGTCTATCAGCTCGTAGATACTGCCAGGCAACTGGGTCTTTACCTCTTCACTAACCCCAATAACCTGAGTCTTGGATAATGCAACTCCTCCGACGTTGTTAGTTATGATCATCTTGACCACGTAGTCACCAGAAGCTTCATAAAGATGGGAAGCAGTTACCACACCAACGTGTGATTCTGTCTTCCCATCACCAAATACCCATGTTACTGTAAAGTCGTGGGGTAGTTCATCAGCGAATCCCCTAAACCTTGCATTGAGTCCAACTACGGTAGATAAAAAATCTACCTCTTTCATAGTTTACTCGTCGTCTTCGTCCTTCAGCTCATCGAGGATAGCATTTACCAAGTCAAGCTTGGTATCACCTTCCTCCGGCTCAATCTCCAAGGAGATAGCCAAAGCCTTCAACTCCTCGGTGTTGAACTGTTCTTTGATTTTCTCAGGAGCTTCCTCAGCTTCCACGAGTTCATCGAACTTCTTCCGAACTGCTTCCAGGTCAACCTCTTTCTTTGGAGCAGGTGAGCTTTCTTTCGAGCTAGGTGCCTTGAATTCCTCGGCCTTGGCCTCGATGAGATATCCGTTTGCCAAGGCTGCTTTGATAACCCGCAGATTAAACTGCTTGTCGGTTAATTCCACAACATCTTTGCGGAGAACCTTAATCTTTGAGGCCTGGTCATAGAAGATACTTGCCTTAGGACTCAGTTTTACATATCGTTTACTTGCCATAGTTAAATTAGTTAAGGGGGCGGTATTAAGCCGCCCCCAGGTTTGAGTTGTTGGGTGTTACTCGATGATACCGGTCAGGTACTTGTCTACGTCCATGTAGTCGGGGAATCCGTTGGTAGTGAAATCCTTCGTCGCATCGATGAGGATAGAAGCATCCTGATACATCTTCGAGAAGCCCGTCGTCAGCGAAGCATAGATAGCCTCGGTCTGATTCGAAACGATACGTTCCGACTCCAGCATCAGCTGTTTTGCAGTCAGCTTTATCATAGCTGCTGCCGGGTCTACGAGCATTACCTCGTCTGCCGGAGTACCGCCATGGATATAGAAGTCTGCCGAGTTAGGAACCGGAGTCTTCAGGTTCAGACGGGCATCGGTAGTACCCGACGAACGCAGTTTGAACTCAGGGAGGTCGAGGAGGTCTAGGGCCTGTTCCTCGCCGCCGATGATGGTACGGAACTGACGACCCAAGCGAGATGCCCGAATCCATACCCGGAGAAGGTCACGATACTGGATGCCCTTTGTGGTATCTCCTACACCGATGACCGGAGCCGATTCCGAACCGTCCAGCTTGTTGCCCTTTACGAGGACATCCATGGCCAGAGCATCCATTGCATAACCCAGCTGAACACCGAAGTCACGAAGGAATATTGCCATTACGTCCATCGATACGTAGCTTCGTACCTCGTCGGTAACCTTGAAACCCTTGCCGATTTTGAAAAGGTTGACCGACTTCTGGCCGAAAGATACGGTACCCAGAGGAATGGTCTCAGCCTCGTTCACCCGTGCAGGGTTAGCGTCTGACATGTTGACTAGCGGCATGATTGCCGTCAGCCCATTGATAGGCTGGTCAGAAGCGATGATGTTGGGATAGAAAGGTGCTTCACGCATTCCCAGATATATTGCCTCACGGACAATCTCCGGAACGAGCCAGCGGAGTTCGGGATTCGGCATGGAGTATATATTCTCCATCGTGTCGACTTTGGGATTGAACCCGACGGCTTTGAAATAATCCTCCTGGGTAATGCCATATTTCTCCTGGAGCATATCACCCAGATGAATGTCTACCGGGAGACTCTTGTTGCTTCCCTGTCGGAAGCCATCCATGTTCTTTACGATTTCGGGAAGCTCCTTTAAGTACTGGTCCCGAGTGAAAGTTTTTTCTGCCATGTTATAAATGTGTTTTTCTTGTTATTTTGCAAGGATTCGTACCAGTTCACCTGCCTCTGCCGTGTTTATAGCCAGGAATGGAGTCTCGGCATTAGCCGCCGACGACTTGTAGTTGGGATATATACCGCTGTCATCCAACGTACCGTCGGTCTGTACATAACCAGTAGTAGCTATAGCCTCTTTTGCTATACCGTGAATAACAGTATAGCCCTGTACCATAACTGTTACCTCTACTCCCGCTGCCGAGGGTGGATATGCTGGGTACTGACTGTAACCAATAGCGATACCGATGTAGATTTCTCCCTCTGCTCCGGTATACGGAGAAATGGTACCGTCATTATTCAGTTTTACTGGCTGGCCCTGAACGATGATATCATCTTTCTTTACCGGGAATGCCTGATGAAGCTTGTGCGATTCACTTTTGTAAATCACAGCCTGCGGGGTTCGGGAACCCACTTTGTGTAAGTCTGCCATAATTTAATTTGAAATTTGAGTTACTTTCTCTGTTATTTCTTTTCTCCTCGGAGTTTCCGGTCGGCCAGAGCTTGGGCAACTGCCTGAGTGGATTTGTCTCCGTTCTTCGTCTCATCTTCTCCCTCAGGATTGATAGAAGATGCCCTACCCACGTCCTGAGAACCGCAATGATTGCAGTGCATCGGGAATTTGTCTTCCAGCTGTGCGTCATAAGTCTTACGCAGAGCACTGAGGGTCTCCATGGTGGTTCCTTCGTTCTCCAGTAGTGCCAAGATGTTCTGGTCTACATTCTCCTCGCCGGAAACTTTCTTGTAGGCAGCCACCGTTTCCTCACGGAAGGATTTGATATGACCGTCCCAGTTTTTCTTTGCTTCCTTGTAAGACTCTACGTCCTTCTCGAGATTTGCTTTCTCTTCCAGGAGAGTCTGAATCTCAGTGTCTTTGGAAGCCACGGCCTCAGTGAGGCTCTGATTCTGCTGTACCAGGTTTTTAATCTGGGTGAGAGCCAGCTCTGTCGAAACTTCCTGACCTTCAGAAAGGGTCAAAAGATTTTCACCAAAGAGGCTCGCCAGCACTTGCTGCAATTCTTTGTCCATGTTTGTTTTATTTGTTTGGTTATTGTGGTTACCCTTTCCGGCACCCTTTTCATTATTAGATTGGGTGGTATTGTACTTTATATCTTTTTCAGAAAGAACCTTGAAGTCGAACATAGATACCCTCTTTGCTGGGTCATTTGCTTCGGCAGCTTTTTCTTCAGAGAAAGAATAGTACTGACTTCCTGCATAAGCAGGGCTGTTTAACTTACCGCTTTTGATAAGCTGGGCAAACGGGTCTGCCCCATGCCATACCAGAGATGTCTCTTTATAAGATATAATCTTGGTAACAACTCTACGAATCAACTCCCCATTCTCAGTATATGTACCAAGTTTGGAATAGAACTCCCATATATCTTCAAAGGCATGAGAAGGTTCCCATGCAAACTCTACAGTTACAGAGTTAGAATGTATTGACGGAGGGTCCATTTGAATACCACGAGCTATACGGGGATTTGAAAGACCATCTATCTTCATGATACCATTGATACCAGCAGGGATAATTATCCCGGTCTTTTCATCCTGATAAGCTTCTTGCCACTCTACAGATTTAACTGCTCCAATAGCATTAGCTACATCGGTCTCATGGTCAAGGTTAACTGATTGACCTACCAATAATGGCATTGATTCCTTCAGTACTGCTTCTGGAAACTCAGTAGGGTTATACTTCCTTGCCACTATTGCGGCAGAAAGCATTCGGAACATTGGCTCTATAAAGTCACTGTCCTTTGGCTTTAACATTTCTGGAGTTACTTCTGGCATGAACTGGTTGACATTCAAAGTGCCTCCCCACATACCAAACCTTTCCAGTGACTTCTTAGGGTCTTCACTGAAATTGCCAGTGCCCTTATAGAAGTTTTCGGAGAGAGAGTGAGCATCTATAACTATTTCTGGCACATCTGATACCATCAAGCTATGAGCTGCACTTAACACCATTACATCGGTGTTCTGCTGAGTCATTGACATAATTTATCTTGGTTTACTGTCTTGGTCTTTCCTTTTGGGATTAGGATTTGCTTTATCCCTGGTCCTACGGTCTGACTTGTCTTTGTCATCTTCCCGTTTCTTTTTCTTCTTACCAGTATCTGAATCTCCCGTACCATCTGAATCATCCGAATCCACAGGAGTTCTTGGTTCGGGTTGGTCCGGAGTTTCATAACCCATATCACGAGCAAACTGGTCCTGACTGATGATACCCTGATTATACAGGGTTACATTTACACGAGCCCGATATTCACGGGCCTGCTGTAACTTAATATCATCAGAAACAGTTGAAGTCCCGAACTTGATAGTTATTCCCTTATTATTGAACCCCGCCAGGCGCAATTCTAGAGAATAAAAGAACTCCAGTACAAAGATTACCAAGGTTTGGATATTCTTTAACTGGGATATCATCTTGGACAGCTGTATGCCAGCTCCTCCCTCAGTACCACTCTGTGATGCAGATACTCCAATGATAGAACCATTTACTCCCAGGCCATTTGCCACAGATTGCTGATTCATATTCCAAGGGAGGTTTATATTCTGCATAGAAGCTGAAGTAGACCTTAGTTCGAATTCGTGGTCATCGATGTAACCAACCACTACTCCGTCAGACATACCTCCAACTATATTGGTCTTCATCTTCCTAAGAGTACTTTCTAAACGAGCAGTATAGGCTTTTTCACTCTCTCCAGCATTACGGGGAGGTTTAGCCATCTTAGCTTCAAGGAAACCAACCATACCCATTACCTCCATGATATGTTTGAAATTCTTTCGCATAGTATGCTGACCAGCGATAGAATCCAAAGCTGACATGAATGGGGGTACTCCGTACGGTTCATCGGTATCATTGTACATACCTACATAACAGTAGGTCTCGGTATTCAATCGTATGAATGAATCCTTGAGACCATCTACCAAATGAGGATTCCTTTGGTATGGGTGATATACTCCATTGTTCTCTCTCTTAAACCTTATAGTTTCTGGTTTAATGAAGAGTATAGTTTCCAATCCTGTTAACTTCTTGTTTGGTACTCCTTCCACCGATATAGCACCACTAACAAGAAGCTGAACTATGAACTTGTTTACCAACCCATCTATTCCAGCTGTATACTTCGACCACCTCTTGGATACATTCCTCAAATGCTCCCTCATCTTGGTAGACTCCTCAGGAGTATTGTTTGGGAAGTCAATAGTATGACCTGTATTTGACAGCTTGAACATGTCCTGCAATGCAATGCTGACGTCCGGGTTTATCTTGTACAGGTCCCGAATGATAGGTATTAGTTCTGTTCTGAACGTTGGGGTAACTAAGTTCGTCATACCATTAAGAGTGGTAATGAGTTCAGAGTTTCCCACACCATCATCTGGTTGAGAAACTCTGCCCGGACTTATTGAACCCTTTCCCTCATCTTTGTTCTTAGATTCCACAGGCTTAGACCTAGTGAACCAACTGATAGGATTAAGTTTCATGTTATATTGGATTGTTTATGCTTACTGAGGAATTACTACAGTACCAGATGGACTGTGAGATCTAATATGATTAGTGATAGCTTTACCGAATATCGCATCATCAGAATATGTTTCACCTTCCAAATCCAGGTCCATAGAGGAGTTATTCATTCTATGCTTACCACGAGCAATAGGTCTTCCAGCACCGTCATAAATAAAGGTGTATGCTTCTTGTACAAAGAACGGGTCTTTTATAATTACGTTCTCTTCCCTGATATCCTTCTCTAAGTTCTCGATTATTACAGAACGGTTCTTGGTTGTGGTCAACCATCCCGGGAACTTATCTTCCTCAGGTCTGTTCTTCCTCTTCTTACGTAATAGCTTAGTATAGAAGTATAGATTGGGATATCCCTCATCTTGAAGTATGGTGGTTACCGTCATACCAACATCATTGGTCTCGGGTGCTAACTTAGCAAAGTTGAACTTCTCTCCGATATCTCCAAGTAGTCTGGCATACTTGTTCAATGGTATTCTCCCCTTATATACTGCAGCCTCTTCTCCCTCTTTATCCATACAGGTGAAAGCAGAGTAGTCTGTACCTCTGCCAGTAGCACAGTCACCACCGATAAAGTATTCTTTGTTCGGGTCTGGTTCATTGAACTCTTTATACTGACCTTTGAGACGAGTGTTGATAACAGGATAGTCGAATAAGCATTCTTCTATAGCCTTGATATCAGCTAAGTCGAATACTGTATTACCAGATGATAAGAAGTCACCATCTATCTCCTGAGCAGTTCTCTTGGGACCAAGAGCAGCAGACATCT